GTGACGAGGACGGGGGGGTCGTGCATACCGGAAACCTCGTCAACCTCAAAACCGCCTTTGCTTGTGAGGTTTATTTTACTGAGGAACAGCATGAAAAGTTCCTCGCAAAGCAGAAGAAGGTATCCAAAAAATGAAGGACTACATAAAACGGAACGGACTTGTCATGCTCGGGTTTCTCGCTTTTGTTCTCGGTGTCGTTTTGCAGTTGCGTACAGGCCGGATTGATGGCTCAGCGCTCTTTCCTCTGCCGCTCATTTACGCGGCCCTGTGCTTGCGAAAGGGGCAGAAATCCGCATGAATGGCTCTCGGTTCAGAATCCCGATGACACCGGAAGCGGAGGCAGCGTGGATCAAAGAATGCGCGGAGGCCGACCGAGAAATACAGCGCGAATGTCACGCCGAAAATCTGAAACGTGCTCCATCGCCGGAAAAGCAAAAAGAGATCAATCGTAAGCAATGGCTTCGCCGCAAGGCAAAGCAGAATGCGGGGAAACCTAATGCTTGAATTTTTGAAAAGGAGAAAAAAGATGGCAAATCACAAGTTTAAGGTTGGAGATCATTTGGTAATGACGCGGGATGATTGGTTTAAAAAAAGGACGCGTGTTACAGTCGTCGGGGTAGACGATGGAGACATTATGCCTTATCTTTGCTCCGATGGGGAAATGAATCTGTGGATTGCTAAGGATTCTGTGGCCCCTGGCAGCGAAGCGGACGAAAAGCCCGAATTTCACGTAGGGCAGATTTACCGCGTTGGATATGAGCCGAACAAAGAGACTATCGTCATAGTTACATCTGTTCGCGGTGGTGCGGTGGACGTGAAAGTAATTCGCGGCAATTCTCGCCTTCGCGGATTCAACGTGGATTCGGAAGCCGCGCGTTCTCTTACCCTTCTCACCGGCCCGCAGATTGGAGAAGCGATCCGCAAGTGGGACGAGGAGCACGCAAAGAAATCCGGCGTGAGGGAAGTCAAGCGTGCCGCAAAAGTAGGAGAGTACATTAAGGCTCTTTGCGACAGTGACTTCGGAAGATTTAAAAAGGGCGACATTCTGAAGGCGACTAGTGATTGCCACAATTGTGATGTTTGGCGCGGAAAAGCGGTCGGATATAATGGTACGGACTATGTTATTGAGACCGGAAAATATGTTGTCCTTGAAGGTTACAAGCCGGAGCAGACTTCTGAATCTCCGAAAGCAAAAGCATGGGATACTATTAGATTGACGCAGGATTGCGGCGGAACTGTTGCGGTGCGCGGTAATTCTGGAAAAGTGGTCAATGTTAGAGAAGATAAAGCTTTTGTCAAACTTCCTCCCCATACCGAATCTTATCATTTGCCCTATGGAATCCCGCACGGCTCGTATGAAATCGTTTCTTCCGGCAAGCATGTCTACACCGATTCCGAAATCGCAGAGGCAAAGAAGTTCGTGCTCGACACCATCCGTGATCTGGCTGAAAAGGACGAAACGGTAATCCTTTCGCATTCATCCGGCGACGAGAACGACAACGGCGCGTTCGCTTGCTACATTCTCGGGCATGACACTCTCGTTGACGCAGACGAGGATACCTTTAGGGCAAGCGTTGTGCGATACAATTCGATGTGCTCTGACAATGATGAACCCAACGAGTGGATTGGCAAGGCCGTTGCCCTTTGCAAGGCGCTCCACAAGCCCCTGCCTAACTATACCCTGTAGTTTACTGATAGCAAACTTTTTGATCGGAGGTTTAGCAAATGCTAAATACAGAATTGATCGAAGGAATTCAGACCGAGTTGAGCGGGCTGTACCACAAACGGCCCGCTCTGGCCCTTGAACGTTTCAAGGTTCTCAAGGCGCTTTACGATGCAAAGTACATTACGCCCGACCTCCGTAAGGCTATTGAGAGCCATTACAACCGCGAAATGGACCGCATCACCGAGGACATTGCAGGGATGGAGGCCAACCTGAAACGGATCAAAGGCGGCGGTCCAGATGCTTAGAGATAACGGCTACGATTGGGCGCAGTACGTATACGACATGCAGGAGCCTCCGGAGGGCCACGTAGTCGGCACTTGCGCTCTCTGCGGACGGGATATTTGCGAAGGCGAGACGGTCTACAAGATTGATGGGGATTGGTACTGCACCGACTGTGTAACCGAGACGGAAGCCGAGGAAGAGGAGCCGCCCGATGAATACTGAACCGAGGTATTTCAATGATTCGGAGTATTGAAAAATACAGAACAACGCGAAAGCCGCACAAGTGTTATCAATGCGGAGCCGTAATTCCGCCCAAAACAAAGTGCTATTGGTTTAAAGCTGTGGCATTTAGGGATAGCGACGTAGGGCGCGATGAATGGGAAGAAGGGTACTTTTGCCCGAAATGCGACAAAGAAGGTCGGAAGAATGACTGAGCCTCAGCTTATTTTTGAGGAATCCACGCACACCTACACTTTGCGGCGAGAGGGATTTGCGGACATTATCCTGCCGAGCGTGACACAGATTATGGAGCCGTTGGAACGGAAGGTTTACGGTGATATTTCGTCGTTCACGCTCGACAATGCGGCAGACAGGGGAACTCGGTTACATAGAGCCGCAGAACAGTACCTTAAATACGGATTCCGAAACGTAGACGAGGATTGTTCCGGGTATTTTGATGGGTTTCTGAAATTCCTTGTAGGCCATCCAGATTGGAAGCCGATTCATTCCGAATTCAGGTTTTTTCACCGAACATTCCTTTACGCCGGGACGTGCGATCTTCTGTTTGATACTCCAGAGGGGATAACGCTCGTCGATCTCAAAACCACGGCGCAGGCTCACAGGGGTTTGTGGGGGACGCAATTAGGCGCGTACAAGGCAGGGCTTGAAAGTTATCACCCCGAGTTAAAAATCGCCTCTACAAAAGTGCTACAAACCTTTAACAACGGTTCTTACGTTCCGCATGATGTTGTACCAAATTTCAGCTTGTTCCTTGCCTGCCTACAGATTTACAACTTTAAGGAGGAAACATGAGCACAAAAGACGAGTTTATCCAGATTTTCAGCGACAACATTCACCGCGAGGGAGCCGCAGAGCTTTTGAAATGGCTGGAATCAACGGATTTCTTCACGGCCCCTGCAAGCACAAGATTTCATTCATGCCATGAGGGAGGGCTATGTGAACACAGTTTGAACGTTCGTAAAAGGCTTGCAGAAATCTACGGGCATGAGGTTGATGAAGAATACAACGCCAATGAAGCAGAGACAATCGCCATTTGCGGCCTTCTCCACGATGTTTGCAAGGCAAATTTCTACACCGTGCAGATGCGAAACGTCAAGAATGAATCCGGCCAGTGGGAAAAGAAGCCGTATTACGCCATCGACGAAAAGTTCCCGTTCGGTCACGGCGAGAAGTCAGTCTTCCTCATTGAGCGGTTTATGACTCTTACGGCAGAGGAAGCCGTCGCCATCCGGTTTCACATGGGAGAGTTCGACACGCTACGGTGTACTTCGGACGCATACAGCAAATATCCGCTTGCGGTGATGCTGCACGTAGCCGATCTTTCTGCCACATACCTGGATGAAAGGAACGAATGAGCCTTAATGCAACCGATTTGAGACTGAAAGGATCGAAATGAAACCAATTCTTGATGTTACATGCGGCGGTCGCATGATGTGGTTCAACAAACAAAACCCCGCGTGTCTGTATCTTGACAACCGAGAGGAAGATTTTTCGGCGCGTTGGGGATCTAACAATGCAGAACGGCACATATTCATTCATCCCGACATTATCGCTGATTTCACAGATCTACCATTTGATGATAACACATTTTATCTCGTCGCAATGGATCCTCCGCATTTGAGATCCATAGGAGATAGCTCTTGGACTAAAAAAGCATACGGATCCTTACGAAACGGATGGGAGAAAACGATTCACGATGGATTCGCAGAATGTATGCGCGTTTTAAAGCCTTATGGAACGCTGATTTTCAAGTGGTCTGAGGTACAGATCCCGACGCGAAAAGTTATTGACGCAATCGGGCAGGAACCGCTTTTCGGGCATATCAGCGGCAGAAAGATGAACACGCATTGGATGACCTTTATGAAAATACCGAATGAGAAAGAAGAATGAGCATGGAAGATTGTTACCACTCCATTGAAGATAGCTTGCACGGAATCCGTGAACTACTTGTTCAGATGTACCCGGAAGCCGTCAGAATCGATGTTGCCGTAACCGCAGGCGAAATCACCGCAACGCCGATTTATAAAACTGACCTTTCCGAATACACCATGCAGAATGTTAGCGGCAAGTGGGTAAAGAAAGAGAGCGAAAACGGATGAATGAAATTCAAGTGAAAGAGCAAGCCGCTACTCTTGAACAGCAGGCGCAGGATTATCAGATCGTTTCCAACACGGATTACGAGGAAGCGGCGGGGTTCCTTAAAAGAGTGAAGGGCGCGGAAACCGAAGTCAAGGCATACTGGAAGCCTGCGAAGGACGCGGCGGCAAAGGCGCACAAGGAAATCTGCGAGAAAGAAAAGGCTATGCTTTCGATCTGCGAGAGCGCCGAGAAGATTCTCAAAGGCAAGATGCTGGTCTACTCGCAGAAAATCGAAGCCGAGCGCCGTGCCGCAGAAGAAGAAGCAAGGAAAGCCGCGCAAGCCGAATCCGACCGCTTGCTTGCCGAAGCCGCTAAAGCAGAGAAGTCCGGCAACTCCATGGCGGCTACGGTAAACATGGCAATGGCAGAGCAGATGGAATCCGTCAAGCCTGCCGTTCAAGTGGCCGCGCCCAAAGTTACCGGAATCAGCACAAAAAAGGTATGGAAAGCCCGCATAACCGACGAAAAAGCGGTTCCAACCTACATTGCGGGAATCTGCATCAGGCCGGTTGACGAAAGGGCGCTGTTGCAGTTGCACAGGCTGAATCCGAATGTTGAGATCGCGGGCGTAGAGTTTGTGCAAGACGAAATTCTTGCCGTGAGGTAGAACGATGAAACTTGAAAACGTGGAAAAGGCCAACGAGCTGGCAACATCTATTAAAACGGTTGATAGGAAGATCGCCAGTTTGAACGGCTTAGACTTTTCTGGATTGAGCGACTTGCGCATTTCTGATCGGTCTGGTATTTCGGTTCGCCTTTTTCCGGCAGAAATTGGCCCCGGCAAGGCATCGGAAATCCAGAACGAATTATGGGATGCTCTGCTGAAAACCAAAGCGGATTTGACAGCCGAACTTGAAAAACTTTAGGAGGAATCAGAAGTATGGCAGACGAAATTATGGCACAAGGTTCAGCACAACTCACAAGCATTAACCCTGCGGGCGCGGCGGTTGCACTCCGCTCCGCAAAAGAAGTGGAAGCTATGGTTCTCATGGCAAAGCGTTATCCCCGAGACGAGCAGGCTTCCGAGGCAAGAATTATCCGGGCATGTAAGCGTGAACGGCTTGCGGAAACGGCTACATACGAATATCCGCGCGGCGGCACGAAAGTAACCGGCCCGTCAATCCGACTTGCGGAAGTCCTCGCACAGAATTGGGGGAACATCGACTTTGGCTGGACGGAGCTTGCCCGCGAAACGTTGCCGGACGGTACGGAGGTTTCCCATTGCGAAGCGTGGGCGTGGGACATTGAGGTCAATACGCGGCGCTCTATCCGCTTTGACGTTCCACTTGTGCGTGACACGCGGCAGGGCAGAAAAGTTCTGGAAGATGAACGCGATAAGTACGAAATGTGCGCGAACCAATCCGGTCGCCGCATGAGGGCTTGTATCCTCAACATCATTCCAGGTGATATTACCGAAGCTGCGCTGGAGGAATGCACAGCGACACTTAAAAAGAGCGCAATCCCGCTTGAAAAGCGCCGTGAGAACGCAATCAAGGCCTTTGACAAGATTGGCGTAAAACAGCCGATGCTTGAAAAATATCTTGGTTGCAGATCGACGGCATGGACGGCAAACGACATGTTCCGGCTCACAAAGGTTCTCAACAGCATCAACGACGGAATGACTACGCCGGGCGAACATTTTCCAGAGCTTGCCGCGAAACCTCTTTCCGGTGAGCAGCAGGCCGAACTTCTCAAAAAGTACGGTGCCGAAAAGGTTGAGCAGGCTTTGAAGCTCGGCGGATATGCGACGCTGAACGAGGTCACGACCGAAACTGTTGGTGACCTGAAAAACGTGCTGGACGGGCTGAAATAATCCCGATAAACTTTTGATTTTACAGGAGGAAAAATGAGCACAGAAAACAAAGCAAATTCCAAGTCCATCCTCGAAATGGCGCACGGGGCCATTATGGAGCGCACCGACTACGAAATGAAAAAGGTGCTTGACAACATTCTCGACCCGAATACCAAAGCGGCGAAGAAACGGACGCTGACCGTCACGCTTGAACTTCTGCCGGACGATGATCGGCGGCAGATTTCGGTCAAGGCCACATCAAAGTCAAAGCTGGAACCCACCAACGCGGTTTCCACGGCCCTCTATATCACCGGCGATACAGACACAGGCGAGGCAACAGCCGTCGAAATGGTTCCACAGGTTCCCGGACAGACCGCTTTTGACGGTTCAGAGCAGGAACAGCCCACGGTACTTAAACTTGTGAAGAACGCTTAATAGCGGGAGGACTTTAATTTATGGATATGACAAGAGATTTCATCAACAAAATTCAGGAATCCGCTGCGCCCAATGAGATCGACTATCAGGGCCGGAAGTACGTTGACAAGGGCATGACTGCCCTGCCGCTCGACATTACGGCAAGCCCGCTGAACACCGAAACTCTGACTTCCATTGTAGACTACATAAAGTCAAATACGGACAGAAATGCGATTCCAATTGAAAACGGCGCATTTGTTATCCATGTTGCCGATTACAATGCGGTGGAGCTTTACAAGGAACTGAACGCCGACAAAAAGCGCGACCATTTGATTTCTGCATCAATTGAAAAGTGCAGATTCCAGTTCGGGCAGTTCATGCCGATTGAAAATTTTATCATCAATTTGCAGTCTGCTTTCGTACAGGACGAGAATACAAAATCGTTGCTTGAATTCGTCGGCTCCGTAAAGGACGATACGAGCGTTTCTCAGGAGGACGACGGCATAACGCAAAAGGTTACGGCTAAGACGGGAATTTCCATTGCAAAGACCGTCAAGGCTCCGAATCCGGTATATCTGTGCCCGTTCCGTACTTTTACAGAAATTGAGCAGCCACAGAGTGCGTTTGTTTTCAGAGTCCGCAAGGATGAAAGGGCCGGAGTTACGGCGGCGCTGTTCGGCGCTGATGGTGATGCATGGAAACACGAAGCTATCCTTTCCGTTAAATCCTATCTGGCAGAAGAGTTGGACGGTCAGCCGGTTATCATTCTGGCGTAAATTTGAAGTTGGTGTGCGGCGGTGAAACACCCGCCGCCAGACATTAAAAGGAGCATATATGTTAATTCAGAAGAACAGAAATCGAGCGCCTTATACGTTTGCAAATATCAACTTGCTTGGAAAATGTAATGCAAACTGTTATTTCTGCCTTGGGAAAGACATTCCGGAGCTTTTAAACAAGCACGACCAAACGCAATTGCCTTGGTGGGAATGGAAAAACTTCGGGAAATTTCTTGATCGTTGTCATTTTTACGGAATCACAAAGTTATATCTGACAGGGCAAAATACCGATGCGCTTGTCTATAAGTATTTTGATTCATTTGTGGATTACATACAGGCACAGGGGTTTACTCTGGGAATCCGTACGAATGGTTATCTTATTGCCGATCACGTTGATGCAATCCGGCGCTTAAAGGATGAAGTTGGCCTTTCGATTCATTCTCTCAATTCTGAGCACAATTACGACATTATGAAGCGTCGCGATCTTTTGGATTGGGGTAGCCTTATTCCCGCAATCAAATCAGATACAAACACCGTGCGTGTGGCAATTGTTGTGAATCGATATAACCAAGACGAATTCGTTGATCTCATAAAATACATCTCAAAGTTTCAAGAGGTTGGATATATTCAAGCACGGCGCATTTCAACAGATACGCGTGAGAGCCAGTTATTGCCTGACATTGAAATATACGAAAGCATCTATCAACAGATAGTCTCTAAATATCCGAGACTTGATGATTTCTACAAAGCACAGCGGTTTGACATGTTCGGCAAAGAGGTTTGCTTCTGGAGAACGGTTGAAACGAGCAGCAATAGTCTGAACTATTTCACAGACGGAACAATCAGCGACAATTATTTTGTGGTAGAAGGGTATCTCAGAAACTATAAGAAGGTTGAAGCGTGAATTCTGGAAAGATATTTGAACGCAACTTCAAGGCTTCAATTCCACCAGACGTGTTCTATTACCGGCTCAGAGACAGCACGGCTTCATTCTATGGCGGCGGGGACGGGAGCAACATTCGGTTTCAAGCACAAAACATGTGTGACAACATCCTTTTTGGGAACCGCACATTGTTCCTTTGCGAATTGAAATCACATAATGGCAAAAGCATCCCATTCAATTGCGTTCGCGAAAATCAGATTGAGCAGCTTACCAAAGCGGCGAAATTTCCGTTCATTATTCCGGCGCTTGTGATTTTCTTCCCGGATGTGGAGCGGTGCTTTGCCGTTGAAATTAACGACTGGAATAATCTCGTTGATGCAAGCAAGAAGAAATCTGCCAATATCGCGGAGATTGCGGAAATCGGATACGAGGTCAGGGTTACAAAGCTAAAAGTTAACTTTAAGTACGATATCCAGAACATGATTAAAGATTTATCGGAGGATTTGGAATGAATCTCGAAATGAGCATTGAAGAAATGATAAGCGCATTGGACACGGCGGCTGGAATGCTGCTTGTTGCATCGATGAATGACGTAACCGTCCGCGAAGCAATGGAGAAGATAACCGACGTGTCTCTGGCACTTGGCGAACTTGGAGAAAAGTTGGAGGAAAATTGATGGCAGATAGAGAAATAGCGCTATATGAAAACGGCGTTGAGTATTACCGAGGGAAACTTGCGGTGAACGAATGCTATTTTCGTGGAAGAATTTTCAAAGACGTTCAGAAGTCAACTGGTAAAGGGCCTACTCGCCTGAAAATGACGGTGAGCAACGGCAAGAAGAAAGGCACCGATGATTGGCTTCCGTCAACTTTCGTTTCGCTTACGGCGTGGGGAGAACTTGGAGAGCAGATCGCAGATCGATACGCGGACAAAGATGAAATTGAGGTCATTACAAGATTTTCTCCCAGCTCCTATAATGGGAAGTTCTACACGGATTTTGCAGTTCGTGAAGTGATTCGGATGAAGCCCGAAGCCGCAGACAATCCGTATCCGAGCGGCGGAGGTTCAGATTCAAAACCCGTCAGCGATTACCCGGAAGACCCTGACAGCAGTTCGGATGACTTGCCTTTCTAAAGCCCTACAAGGCCCATAGAGCCACTTTGATGCGAGGGTAGTAACTTCCACAAACAGCGTGATAACTGCGCCCACAAGTTTAATGTGGCGAAAGTTTTTGATGGATTATTTACTGATAGTAAATGGAGGCATTTATGATCGGCAATAGATTAAAAGAAAAGCGCCTTGCATTGGGCGCTACACAGGCCGAGATAGCTAGGAGGTTGGAGGTCAGTCCACAATATTACAGTCATTTGGAGCGGAACGATGAAACTCCGAGCGTTGACATGCTGTTGAATATTGCAGACATTCTGAATTGCTCTGTTGACTTCTTGTTAAGCGGCGGGGGAGAAATCCCTCCCGTCAAGCAGGAAGTTGGTAAGTATCTCAAAAAGACGGAACTCGGCTGGGTTTGCACCGCAAATGTCTGTCCTTGGAGAGATCAGACCGGCTTTTGCAATTCGGGAGCCGGTTGCATGAAAGAATGGGAGGAGAACGGGAGGACGATGCATGAAAGCCAGAATTTACCGTGAATCCGACGTCCGCCGCGCCTTTGAATCCGGAAAGAAAGCCGGTATCCGCCTGTCCATTGATTGTATCCTGTCCACGGTCACGCTGAAATTACAGGATAAGCACGGGATGGGCGCGGAGGAATTGAAGCGGCTCGAGGCGGAGGTTAACGAGGACTTCGAGGATGTTTTGGCTGGCGGAATAACACTGGACGAAATTTTGGAGGCAAAAGCCGAGGAAATCGGATAATTTAAGTCATAGGTACCGGTTTAATGGCGCGCCGCCTCCATGACGATGGAGGGACTATGACATGAAAATTTTAGTAGCCTGTGAAGAATCGCAGGCAGTAACAATTGAACTTAGGAAGTTAGGTCACGAAGCCTATTCCTGCGATATTATCCCATGTAGCGGAGGGCACCCGGAATGGCATATACAACAGGACGTTTTACCTTTGCTGAATGGAAATTGTAGGTTCAACACGGTTGAAGGTGTAGAGCATCACATAACGGGCAAATGGGATATGATTATTGCTTTTCCACCATGTACCAAAACCACCAATGCGGGAGCCAAACATTTATTTGCCGGTGGGAGTCTCAACATACCACGTTATTTTGAAGGATTATGTGGTAAAGCACTTTTTGAAGCAATTCGGCACGCAGACTGTGAAAAAATCGCAATTGAAAATCCAACGCCAAGTGCTGTTTATGAATACCCAAAGCCAAGCCAAGCAATCCAACCGTATGAATACGGGCATGAAGCCACAAAGCGCACATGCTTATGGATTAAAGGGCTACCACTTTTAAAGCCTACAAACATTGTCCCACGCCCACAATATAGAGAATTTAAGCAGGCTAACGGCAAGACCAGAAAAACATGTTGGGAAATGGAACAGAACGGCGGGAAAGATCGAGCTAAAAATCGGGCCAAAACCTTTCCCGGTATCGCCCGCGCTATGGCTGAACAGTGGGCCGGGAAAGCATAGCCGCCTCTGGCGGGAAAGGAGAAGAAGATGGAGAGATTAACGGCTTATGACGCAGATGATTATGCCTACGTTAAGGGCGGAAAAGTGATAAACAAGAAAGTGGCAGAAGCAATCTTACGCCTCGCAGCCTACGAAGACACCGGGTTAGAGCCTGATGAAATCCCGAGTTGGATTGACGCTGAAGGCGAAACGCCAGACATCGGGCAAACGGTATTGGTTTATCTGCCAGACAAGGAAGAGGAAAAAATCCGTGTGGGCGAATATCTGGGAGAAGGAGATTACCGCATTGGGAGAAAGGTGTATCGCGGATATGAAATAGGCGCATGGATGCTGCTTCTCCAGCCGCCGAAGGAGGAAAAGTGATGGATACTGATACATGGGTAAGCGGCTATAAAGTCCGTTCGTTCCCGTGGGTAGACGGTAAGACGATCTATTTTAACGTGCAATGCTACCTGCCCGGTCAATCCCTCTCACAACCGCCCGTATGGGACAAAACGGTGTATATCACAGATAATGCCGCAGGGCGTAATATGGTTGCAAATTTCGCACACTCGCTCACGGAGTATATTGCAAATTTGGAGATACCAGCCGGGAGAAAAATAATATTAACCGTTGAAAGGAGCCCAAAAATCTGATGGACGCTAAATATCTTGCAGAGATCAGGGCGCGGGATAGTGCAGAGCTACCGGAAACAGCCGCCCCGGTATTTCGAGACAGGCACGCCCTGCTTGCCGAGGTGGAACGGCTGACGGAAGAAAACGATGTTTTGAAGTCCGAATGCAAAGCACACATCCGACAGGCGCAGGAACAGGAGGGGAAGAAGAAATGAAAAGGACTGTCAGCTATCGCCCGATTAAAGGCTGGTTCGATCTTTCAAAACTGAATCTTCCCCCGGATAAGTTTAAGGCTTATGCGGAACTCCAAGTGCTGGGAGAGCAGTATCAGCAGACATTGCAGTATCAAAAAGAGCGCAATTCCATACAGCTTGAAAAAATCAAAGAATTATGCGCCGAAATGAATATCGACCTGATTATGAACTACGGCGCATTGGAACAGGAGGCCAACCATGCCTGAAATGACACCCGCAGAAGCGGCGGAAAAGCTGGAAGAATTAAGCGCAGAACTCGCGAAACAGGCTGAAACATGGAAACAAATGGTATGCCTTGTTGCCGCCTCCTATCTCCGCGCCATCGCCGCAGGAGAGTATAAGCAGGTGGTACACGGGCGGTGGGTTCACAAGGATTGTGATGGCGCTCCAACTGAAAATCACGAAGCGATAGTCTACGCTGAGTGCAGTAACTGCGGGCATACAATCCACAATGTAGATCAAGAAGCCGAGCATTGCCCACATTGCGGCGCTCTGATGGACGGAAAGGATGATAGCCATGAGTGAACACAAGCCTTGCTACGGAAAATGTGATAAGTGCGTTTGGAAATGCAATGGCGGTTGCAACGAATGGGAAAAACGCCGCGAGAGAAAGGACGGAGAAAAGTGAAGTACGATAGCGGATTCAAAAAAATCAAAAATGTTGATTCTGTGTTCATCAGCGGAAATGAAATAATCGTATTTGGAGAGCCGAAAAATAGCGAAGATGAAAACCACAATTGCGATGAAATGGGGTGCTCAAGCGTGAATCACATATTGCTAAGAGGTTGTTTTAGGTGGATGGAAAAGGGATATTCGGCTGAATTTCAGGAATCAGGTGATTTTGATGCCTGACATTATCCAGCAAATCCGAGATACATACGCCACGGATAAAGCTGCGGCGCTCAATATGTTGCCTGAGCTGTTTCAGGCGGCAGAAGACGGGAAGATCGTGGAACTACCCTCCATAAAGCTCTATAAGACCCTGTATTGGATATGGGGCGATGAAATCATGCCGGTCAAATATATGGGCATACACCACGGGACGGTAGACAAAACGGGAAAATATCATGTCGTTTGCCGAATGCATATCAAAAAAGACAGGACGTTTTTTCACAACAAAAGATCGTTCACATACGAGGCCGGAGACGAGCGGTGGTTTTATGCGGACGATATCGGCAAAACCGTCTTTCTGACCCGTGAAGCCGCAGAAGCGGCATTGAAGGAGCGTGAATCAAACGGAACCCGCAACAAAGAAACGTGATTACATAAAGCCTAAAAAGGCTAAAACGATAGCTTATTGCACTTATCATTCCTGCATTATTACGTCCGGAATGGCAAAGAAGCACGGGTGCAACACTCAAAAGCCGCGTTGCAAACATTTTGTTCTGATCTTTGGAGGCGAAAAACGGCAAAATGCGGGAAGCAAGTGAGTTTGGTCTACGCTTGCGGGTGTTGCGAAGCAGAGCTGGAGTAAGCGCCCCTGCCCTATCAAAGCTGATCGGATTCGGAAGAAACACCATCCGCGATTATGAGTGCGGGATCTGCGATCCGACGTTGAGCAGGCTGATAAAAATAGCTGATTACTTCGGCGTTTCGCTCGATTATTTAGTCGGGCGGGAGGGCTTTGAGCGAAAGAAAGGACAATCCAATGAATAATCTCACTGGAAAGATCAGACTTGATGATCGTTTCTACATAGACGTTGACCCGTATAATTGGGCGCTCTGCGAAATCAAAACGATTCCGCCTACGTCAAAGAACGGAAAGCCGAACAAGGGCGCGGGAAAGCAGATCGTAAAGACTTGGGGTTATTGCTCGACGCTTGAAAACGCCTTGAATCTGTATGCAGAGGTTATAGCGAAAGAATCTGTTGACGCTTTTGTAGGGCCGATTTCTCTCTCCAAACTTAAAACTATACTCGGAGAGGTTAAAAGCGCCGTGACAAAGCTGTCACTAACCTTAAAAGTTGAGGGAGATGATAGCGACGAAGCCGGTTCTTGATGTAACGTGCGGCGGACGGATGATGTGGTTCAACAAGCAGAACCCCGCGTGTCTTTATCTTGATAACCGCGAACTGCCAGAAACCAATTTGTGCGACGGCAGAAAATTCAGCGTCCATCCTGATATGATAGCGGACTTCACCGATTTACCTTTTCCAGATAACACGTTTTATTTGGTTGTTTTCGACCCTCCACACTTGATTAACGTTTCCGACCGGGCCTACATGAAGATCAAATTTGGGCGGTTAGGGCAGGAATGGCCGCAAGTGATTCACGATGGGTTCGTAGAGTGTATGCGCGTCCTAAAGCCCTACGGCACGCTGATTTTCAAATGGTCGGAAGTGCAGATACCAACGCGAAAGGTTATTGACGCGATTGGGCAGGAGCCGCTTTTTGGTCATATCAGCGGACGCAAGATGAACACGCATTGGATGACTTTTATGAAGATTCCAGAACAGGAGGAAAAAGCAGAATGATTCATGAGTTGAAAACTCTGCCCGAATATTTTGAGGCGGCGCAGAAGCGCGAGAAAAACTTTGAAGTCCGCAAAGATGACCGGCCCTTTGAGGTTGGCGATTTCCTTGCGCTGAACGAATGGTCAGAGGACTTGGGATACACGGGCCGGTGCATGTTGTTCGAGATTACCTACATTCTTGACAATCCGCAGTATTGCAAAGAGGGATATGTAACGCTCGGCATTGTGCCACGTTGTATTGCTGGTGCTGTGCCAATGGCTGGCGTCGATAGCTATTACGTTTCCGTTTATGATCGAAAGGCAGGCTAACCTTGGCAGAAGAAACGCTCAAAGACAGCGGAGAACGCCGTATGTTCTCAACAGGCGCAAATCGTGATATGGCAGATGGAAAGGGCGATATGTTCAGTTTGCCTGCCGCAGCAATTCTTCGCTTGTCTCGGCACTATGAATTGGGCGCAAAGAAATATTCGAGACTGAACTACCAGATGGGCATACCAGTTAGCAGCTTCATGGATAGCGCCCTGCGCCACATCTTCAAGTATCTCGACGGATGGGACGACGAAGATCATTTGTCGGCGGCAGCGTTCAATATTCTCGGCGCGATTCAGATGGAGGAACGCAATCCGGATATGCAGGACGTTGAGGCCAGAAAAGGCAAGAACACCTTTTCGTATCCAAAGGAGGAGCAGGAATGAAATTCACTTGTGAAACAAAGTTACTTTCAAAGGCTTGCCAGACCGTCGCAATGGCATCGGCAACAAGGGCTGGTGTACCAGCTCTCGAAGGAATCAAGATTGACGTGAAAGATGGAAACGCTACTCTTTGCGGATATAACCTTGAACTCGGAATCACAACGGCGCTCGGCTCCAACGGCGAATGCGAAGATGGTTCGATTGTCCTCGATGCGAAAATGTTGTGCAATATGGCAAAGAAAATGCCGGATTTCCTCACAACGATTGCAACCGACGAGAAAGGTATTGCTACGGTTTCCAGTGGAGAATCTAAGTTTGAGGTTGTCGGAATTCCGGCAGGAGAGTTTCCAGAACTGCCGAAGGTTGACGAAAAGTCCAGCATCTCCATCACACAGCCGATCTTGAAAGGCATGATTCAGCAGACAGTTTATGCCGTATCAGACAGCGATTGCAGGCCCGTACATACAGGCGCGCAGTTTACCATTTCGGGCGGAGAATTAACCGTCGTGGGGCTTGACGGCTACCGTTTGGCAATCTGCAAAGAAACGGTTGATTATTCCGGCGCTCCACTTGACTTTGTTGTGCCGAAGAACGCGCTTTCTGAAATCTCTAAGCTACTTTCCAATAGCGCAGACGACATGGCAAGTATTTCCGTTGGCACACGCCATGCGGCCTTTACGATTGGCGACTATACTGTTTTTACCCGCCTGCTCGAAGGAGAATTTCTTGACTGGAGAAAAGCAATCCCGAAGGAGTGCTCGACTAGCCTGAAAGTCGATACGAAGTCTTTCAAAGAAAGCGTCGAGCGCGTTGGGATAATGATTAGCGGCCGCGTAAACAGTCCGATTATCTCTGAATTCAGCAGCGCAGACGGCACGATTACAGTTTCCAGCAACACGGCGGTTGGCAGAGCAAGCGATTCAATTTCGGCAGAAATCAGTGGCGCAGATGTGAAGATTGGATTCAACAACAAGTATTTGATTGATGCGCTTTCTCACGCGGAATGTGATGAAGTGCGGCTACAACTTAATGGCCCGCTCTCTCCGATGGTGGTTTCGCCGGACGATGGGGATTCCTTCTTATTCCTCGTGCTGCCTGTCAGAATGAAAGCGGGGGACGCGGAATGAGAGTTGTGTACTTGGCCCATCCCTACGGCGGGAATGAAGCAAACGCCGAGGGCGCAAAACAGATTGTCCGCCAGCTTGTCAAGAAGTTTCCGGGGACAGTTTTTCTGTCCCCGCTACAGGCCACGGGGTTTTACTACAACGATATTCCGTATCTTGATGGCATGGAGCATTGTCTTGAACTTTTAAGCCGATGCGATGAATTGTGGCTATGCGATGGTTGGCAGGATTCAAAAGGCTGTTGCATGGAGTACGCGGCGGCAAAAGTAGCGTGGAAGTCCATATTTTCCATCAGCGACGATTTGAACTTATTTCCAATATTTGTTGCGCCAAATGATTTTGGCAGAATGATGTGAGGAAAAGAATGAAACCAATTTATGAGCCAAAAGCCCGCGCAAAAGAGTATGGGGACTTTGCAATTAACATTTACACAGGATGCCCGCATCACTGGCTATCTTGTGGGCGGCTTAGACCGTTTCAATGACGCGAAGCGCGCAGAAGTACGCGACCGCGTGAAACATGGATTCGGGGGCAAACTGTGAATAAATTCAAAGTGTGGATTCAAAAGCGGTCTGCCATTATACAAGAAGTAATAAAAACATTGCTATCTTTTCTCTTAATCCTTTTGGGTGCGTCGATACTAAAGCCCAACGCGCTCTGGCTCCATCCGATTGGATTTTACATGCTGGCCGTTCCGATTTACGGATGGTTTGATCTCAAACTCAAAAATTAAGTTTAAAGACTTTGGAGCCTCTAAAATTCATCTGACATGAAATTACTCTACCTCGGCACAAAAGTGGCTCCACAAAAGCACCAAGCGCTAGAATCGATATTTAAAGTTGTTTTGGAAGGGGCGAATTGCGGATCATGAAGCAAAAGCCGCTAACATTAGACGAATTATACAAGATGGATGGAGAGCCGGTCTTTGTTGTCCCGCTTTTCGATTCGGAGGGTTGCAATCTTGCGTACCCGCAATGGGCAATCCTTGCGACCGAGGTTGGATTTGGGCCGGAGATCATGGGGCTGTCGCTCAAAGGAGGCACAAGCGTTACATGGCGGGCAAGCAAATATGGGGAAACGTGGATCGCCTATGCGAGCCGCCCTGACGATCTGCCTCCGAGCGAGTAATATTACTATATACAGTATTCAGAGAGATAGTAGATACCACATATTGACAAATCGGAGAGTTTGTGCTAAAATATAAATATAATTACGGGTGGCGGAATTCATTAAAGACGCTATAACGGCATAGAGGCTAGATGACGCGGTTTGATTCCGTTCTGGCACATGATTCACATTTAGCCATGCAAAGGTGGAAGTCCTTTGCCCGATAACCACTTATGCCACTGTACCCCAACAGGCAGAGGGAGATACCTCAAAAGTATTGATATGGCGGTTCGATTCCGTCCAGTGGCACCAATTATGCCTTTTACATCTCCTTTCACGTTGCGCCGCACAACGATAAAAAGCGGCAAACATTGCGGAGTAGCCAAGCGGTAAGGCAACGGGTTTTGAACTCGTGACCGGCAGTCCGAATCTGTCCTCCGCAGCCATGTAAGCAGAGCACCTTTAGAGTGCCAAACCTTTTGATTTATTGGTTTGGTGCTCTTTTTATTTTCTGCCAAAAACTGAATATCAGCGGCGCTATGCGCACGACCCGCTTAAAAACTCGTGCAGGAATCCGCACCGATGCAGAAACGGCGGAGGCAGAAAGCCGAGAGTGGTATATCGGCTCTTCTACCTAAGTGGCGTTCGGGAGCTAAAGCCACAATAAAATAACAACAGCTTCGGGGGAGGTCCAGTTGAGGATTCATACAGTGGAATGGTCTGGAATGTTCCGCGCGGTGCGCCAAATGCACCACGGCCTGTATGATCGGCCTGAAATGGCTGATACTGCATACCACGTTTGAGAGGCGACGAAGCGGCTCCGGCCAGCAAATCGTTCTGACGCAGAAACCTCTTCTTCGGAGGGATAACTGCGTTCAATCAGCTTCCTCGCTCACCATCCAGCAATTTCAAAATCATATTTGAAGGGAGCAAGCAACAGCAAGATGAAAAAGAAAAACCGCAGGCCTAGATTCTACGCTATCAAAAAAGGGCTTCGGTCTAACGTGGTTGTTGATACATGGGATGAAGCTCAAAGGCTTACCGTACATTTTTCAGGCGCACAGTTCAAGAGCTTTTATACCATGCAAGAAGCTCAAGCCTATCTTGCAGGAAAAGGCAATGGCTGTGAAACAATCAGCTTCGATGAATTATCGCGTATGCAAAAGGAGGAAAAAGATGGAATGCCCGCAAAACCGCATATCTGCTGGTGAAAGAACGGCGCAGAAAGTTCTTGACGTGTGTGGAGCCAAATATGAACGTGAAAAGACTTATGATGGGCTAAACAGTCATAATGGATTCCCATTGAAGTTTGACTTTTTTGTCTATGGCCCTGAAAGGAATTTTCTGATAGAGATAGACGGGCAACAGCACAATGTGCTCTCTAAACGCATTCAGTCCAGAGCGTTTGGCAAACTGCAAAGGTCGGAGACAGATGTTGCTAAAAATATTTACTGTTTGGAACATCATATCCGCCTCTATCGCGTTCCCTATATAGCCACGCTAACACCAGTTTCGCAATCCATGCGCACTATTTTGCGCCGCGAGGGAATCCAGACAAAGACGGGAGGAGCGATTGATGACAGGCTGGCGCTGAAAATGATTGTAGCCGACGCGGAGTTTTGCCCATTTGAGGATGACGAACTTTTTGCGCTTGCGGTTCATCGTCACGGAAAATTGTATAACTTTCAACTGAAAGATCGTGTAAAGGAGCGTACATAATGAGCGCATATAAAGACGTAGGCGGTGAAAAGGCCTATATCGGTGATATATCGCACGGCCTTGCGGACGTGATTTTCTGCAATTCTTTCAAAAATCTGAAAGACGCTGTGGGGAGAATCAAAGAATCTCATTTGGCGCTTCAATACGTCGAAGCCGATTGGATTGGTGACTGTTGGGAAAAGGATTCGCAAGGCAATATGGCACTACTGCCTGTGTATGGCATAAAGATCATCGGCGTTCCTGCCGGAGACGCTTTGAATTTACCTGATTGGAAAAAGCCGCTATGAAGTGCCCACATCTTCCGAAAAGTGTTACCGTTGAGGAAACGGCGCAGGAGTTTGACGATAACCAATGCTGCACGAACCTCACGACAACGACGGTCAAGAACATCGAGCTGCCGGACTGCCTGCGGGAAGATTGTGCGGCATGGAACGATGGGCATTGCGCATATAGGGGGCGCTGATATGCTTGAACTAAACGGATTTTACAATATGGACTGTATGGTAGGTATGAAGCAGTTCCCGGATAAATATTTTGAGCTTGCAATTGTTGACCCGCCGTATGGAATAGGTGAAGACGGACAAAAAGAATGCGTTTGCAAAAATCCGAAGCACAATAGGAAACTTCATATTAAAAAAACATGGGATAAAAAAATCCCATCAAAAGACTATTTTGATGAATTACGGCGTGTATCTCAAAATCAAATAATTTGGGGCGGAAATTATTTTACGGCATTCTTACCTGATGGCCACAAAGGATGGATTGTATGGGATAAAGGCCAACACGGTTTGACAATGAGCGATTGCGAACTTGCCTATTCTACTTTTGACTGCCCAACGCGAGTGGTAACAATTAACCGAGTCGAACTTTTAAAAGATGGCACGATTCATCCAACGCAAAAGCCTGTAAAACTCTACGAATGGCTATTGCAACATTACGCAAAACCCGGAGACAAGATTCTCGACACCCACGTTGGAAGTGCGTCAAGCCTGATTGCCTGCTATGAAATTGGGTTCGATTACATAGGCTTTGAACTTGACCCGGACTATTTCAAAGCGGCGAGCGAACGTTTAGATGCTGCGAAAGCGCAACAATCTCTATTCAGGCAGGGAGCATAGCATGGACGTTAAGGCCGTGAAGGACGCTCTGAACACGCACGTCAAGCTAAAAGGAAGCGACGCAGATTATCTTTTCACAGGATACATATTTCGCAAGAGCAAGAATGGATTCATCCATCAAGCGGAACTGCTGGACGTGAAGAACGGAAACAGTGTGACGATTGCGAAGCTGGATGATGTTATTGAAATGGAGGGCCTAAAATGAGTAATATCGGTATTACAACAAAACTGGAACCCAAAGAAAACAGCCGGACATATTATTTTCCTGATGGAAGCAAAGTGGAATTAAAGGGCATTATTGAATTGACGGTAAGAGATAGCGGTACGCATCGTCTTAAAACCGAGGATGGTAAACTACATATTATTCCTACTGGCTGGAATCACATTGAAATTGAAACTACTGATTGGACAATATGAAGGGACTATATGAGTTTGGACATTGTTCCTGTGTCTTTGGCAGAAGCGAATGAATTCGTATTAGAGCATCATCGGCATCATAACCCAGTTGTCGGTCACAAGTTCTCCATTGGATGTGCAGACACGGAAACCGGAAAAATCGTGGGCGTCGCCATTGTGGGCAGACCAGTATCCAGATACCTTGATGATGGATGGACATTAGAAATAACGAGGCTTGCCACAGACGGAACACGAAACGCTTGTAGTATGCTCTATGCAGCGTCGTGGAGAGCGGCTCGCGCAATGGGATATAAGAAAGTCATTACCTACATACTGGAATCAGAAAACGGTGCAAGCGTCAAAGCAGCTGGGTTTAAATGCGTTGGTGAAGCTGGTGGTCTAAGGTGGACAGGAAAGCGAAAACCGTCCGTTGATCTCTGCCCGGCACAAATGAAACTAAAATTTGAGAGAATGGCTTAGAGAAAGTAAGTGATAGACATGAGCGATAAAGAGAATATAGAGTATACAGGCGACGCAATCGCTGACATGGCTCTCGGCATAAAGAAGCGCGGCATGATGAAGTCGGATGCATATACCGAAGACCTTCAAAGCAGGGGGCCTGAAACGCCGGATAACGTTGGAACCGACGCAAAGATCATGCGCATAGCAAAAGGGCAAGGCATTAAGCTGTTTGAAAATCCCCAGGAGCTTGCAACATCTCTGACTGGATTTGAAAGCTGGTGCCAGCAGAAGAATATAGTCCCTTCTTATGCTGCTATTGCTACATATCTATCTTGCAGTAAGGCTACTGTCCTTAAATATATGAAAGACAGTACCCAATACTCTATATATATCTTATATGATAATATAGAGAATAAAGATATATACTCTACCACAAATAAAGAATATCTGGATAAGTATATCTCTACGCATAATGTAGTTGAGAGAGATAATACCACAGGGAAAAACGTTACATACTCTATTCAGGATAAACTCGATAACGGAGAGTATAAAATAATTTACACGAGTGCGAGTTTTGCGGAAGTGATGGAACCGGCTTGCAATTTAATTGAACTCATTACGACCAATAAGGCTTGGTCCATGCGCAATCCTTCGTGGCCCATATGGTTAAGCAAGAACAAATTCGGCGCGACAGAGCAATACACAGACGAGCAACACATTAGTTTCCAGCCTGCCAATCCTTTGGACGATATGTCAGACGAGGCAATTTTGAAGGCCGCACAGAGCCTGCCAGACGACGAGAACGGCACTCCCGAAAAGTCTGGCGCATAAGGAAGGCCGCGCATAAGCGCATATTTATTCAAAAGCTCGGCGCATAACGCATAAAATTACAAAGCGGCCGGCGCATAAGGAAGATGGAGCCAAAAGCTTGACGCATAAGAGCCGCTGTGCTATAATCATTTTGTAAAAATTTTCTGGGCTGGAACGGGAGGGCCGCGCAGTGGCGATTATTGATGATGCGGTGGCTACCTATCAAGAGACGCACACCATCAAAGGCGTTGCACGCGAGCTCGGCATCAGCGACCAAAAGGCGCGGAAGCTACTAATTACCGCCGGCGCGGTTCAGCCGGAAAAGTCGCGGGAGGCGCTGCTTTACCTCTCACGTGGATTGAAAAAAGAGGAAGCCGCACAAAGACTGGGAATCTCGGTTAAGGCGCTCATCAGCTACTTGCCGTATAGTCGCACGGCATACAACCAGCAGACGCGCTCCAAGAACGCCGAGAGGCTGTCAGCGTGGAGAAAAAGGCACCGCTAGTTTTACCGGCGGCGTGGATTGAAGCGAATACGGGACGCCACAAAGGCAAGAGTTAAAGCTTTAACAAGTCATAGCAAAGCAAATGGCCGGGGCTTATCGCCTCGGCTCTCTTTTCTTCTGGTCTTGCTTCCTATGGAAAAGGCGGAATCCGGTTCTCCGCTTCTTCGGCGGGCCGGGCTTTTGTCCCTCGCTGTCGTCCTCGTCGTCACCGAAAAGGATCAGAAACTCGCCATCATCCATTGGCGCTCCATCCCTCCGTGGCCATGTCGCCGTTTCCGTCCGCCTCTAATTGCCCTGCAAGATCGTCGGGGAGGTTGACGCGCTTGTGGTCGGCGTACTCAATAAAAGCTCCGTCGTATGCCTCGCCTAAATGGCCAGACGAGATATGCCACCCGTCAAGCACTTCGCCGTTTACCGCCACGTATCCGCAGTAAAAATCGGCAGGCTCTACATAGTCATCCGGATTGAGCCGGGCCGTAAAGATGTTTTGCGGCTCCCGCTCGGGATGCTCTGTCGTTGCCTTGAAGATGACAAGATCAACATCCGCCCCGCCAAAGTTTGCATGGTAACACTTTGCCTTTCCCGCCCCAACCAGTCTACTATAAGTCTGCATACCCATAATGCCAAATCCTTTCCGCCCATAAGGGCTGTTAAATAGTGTTTTCGGCTCCCACCGTGTTTTCCAGTTTGACAAAATTATAAAACGTGTTGCGAGTTAGGTCAAGCGGTCAAAACAATTTTTCTTCCAGGCTGGATTTCAATCCCTGCGACGTGTTGCGCCAATGAATCCGTAAAATCGGACACAAGCCTCCGCCCTGCGGCGTTGTCTGAAATGTAGACTGTTTTATCCCATGTGGGCGGCCTGCTAATTGCCTGCCCCGGCGCGTAATACTGCACGTTGAAATAAATCGTTTTCCCGTCTATCCACGGGAATGACCTTACTTTATATCCGCCTATCCATCTATCAATTTCCATAGTCTGCCGCCTCCAGCTTCACAAAATTGTAAAAGGTATTCCGCCTCAAGCTAAGCTCCCCCATCGCCTGCTTAGCTGTGATTTGCCTGCTTTTCCACCTGCTATAGACATCCGCCCAGTTCTCCGGCTTCTCGATGCGCTTCCGCCCCTTGTATACGCCTTTTTGCTTTGCCAGCGCAATTCCTTCTGCCTGCCGCTCGAGGATGTTCGCCCGCTCGAATTCGTTGATAGCTGCGATCATTGTCAACATGAGCTTCCCTGTCGGTGTGGCCGTATCGAATGATTCTTTGATGCTTTTCAGCTTCACGCCCTTATCCTGTAGCCGTTGGATAATGGAAAGCAAGTCGGACACGGAGCGGGAGAGCCTCGAAAAGTCCTCAATGAATACCGTGTCGCCGTCTCGAACATAGTCGAGCATGGCCTTGAATTGTGGCCGGTCAGTATTCTTTCCGCTGCACTTATCCGTGAACCATTTATCTATCTGGAATGGGGAAAGGGCCGCTATCTGCCGTCCTTCGTTCTGCTCAACCGTTGACACCCTTATATAGCCCACATTAGCCAACGCTTTTCGCCTCCTGCCGCTCCGCTTCTGCTGTAATTGCCTTGCCGTGCCATTCAACCGTCCATGCTTTACCCATCCGCTTTAAATGCTCTTTTGCGTCTGCGACTTCCTCCAGCACCGCCGGATAAACCTCCGAAATATGGTCGGCCTGAATCCCAAAGCGGCCACACTCGAAACAATAGACAGTCAAACGCTCGTTTATTGTGCGGCACGGAATTTGCAGGCGCTTACACTTTTTACAGTTGCCCTTACACATGATAAATCCTCCTACAATAGATTTATGGGGGCGGGCCGTTAATGACGACTCGCCGGGACAAACCAAACCAGAAGACAGCCAAGGCCCGCGCCTGCTCCCATAGCAATTAAGAAAATCATGCTGATTCCTCCTTATAAAATTCTTTTGGAAGTGGGCCAAGCGTGACCCACTGGGCGGCTATTTCAAAAGTTCCTTTATTTCGTTCAGATCAGTTTCGGGAATCGGAAAGTATTTCCAGTCGTGCCCGTATTTGTAGCCACATACCGGGCAGGCACGGCCAAGTAATCCATCTGGATGTTCTTCCGGCGTAAGCCATCCGAGCGCTTTTTCCTCGTACGGCGGCTTGATGCAAGATCCGGGCTTGTAATAGTCCTTGATATTATCCGGCAAATGCTCCGACGGCGTTTTAATTTCATATTCAAGCGCCGCGAAAAAGTGCTGTTCATCCGTGGGCGTAAACGTTGCGCCTGCTTTAAGTGCTTCCGCTGCGGCCTGCTCTGTTTTGTTCTGCTCTGTGATTGCTTCGGTGGTCATGGAGAAACAATAGATTTTAACTTTCTGCCCGGCTTTTTCAGCCCATCCGAGCGCGTGCTGATGTTCACATTCCGGGTGCATCCCGTTCAAGTGATACAGTCTCCAAAAACGAAGAATCTTTTTGAATTCCGGCGCGTGAATGTACTTTGCCAAGTCATCCAAGCACTGACCACCCATTACAATATCAGTGTGTGGGCCGTTCCAAACGTTGGCGCTGGCGGAGAATTCCGGTCCTTTATCTGTATCTTTCAATTCTACCTCAACCTCTACCGCGTTAATCCTGCGGCCCGTGCCGTTAAAATCTATCTTGCCAAAATTGAAAACTTTTGTCATAGTAATGTACCTCTTTCTTTTCGTCGTGCTGCGTGGTACAATTACCATGCAGCCGGGTTTGTAGTGGTTCTCGGTTTGCCCCTTGGCCGTTCACTGTGCTATCAGTGGGCGGCTTCTTCTTTTGCGCCGTATTCGCGGTCAAACGCTTCGCCTGCGGCTTTGTATGCTGCTCTGAGCTCCATAGTAGCCACGAGCACCCACGCTTCACGGGGCAGGCTACTATCCTGCTTTACCTTCTCGTCTGCGATTTCTGCGGCCTGTTGGGCAATCTTCCATTCATCAAATGCCGCGTACATTTCTTCTTCGGTTGCGTAGTCGCTATAGGTCGCCATATCAAACGTGCCGTAATGTGTGGCAATGATATGATGGCCGTCTGGCAAGTCAATCATAAAAGAATCATCCTCGTGGTCGAGCGCGTGCTGCCATGTCCGGACTCCCTGCGCGGCGTATTTTACGGCGTTCTCGCGGTTCCCCTGCGCATGGTCAATGTACGTGTCAATGTCGGTTATCCCTGCCATGCCAACCAGCTTCGTGATACCCTGTGCCTTCAGCGCTTCAAGCCCTTCAATCAGTGTCATGCCAATACCGCCTTTCGTTTGTTTGGCTCTAAAAGCCTGTCAAATTGTTGTTTGTAAATGCCTTAACCAATGCTATCAAAATAGATTGCTTTGCCTTGCCTTGTGTCCGTTTACCGTGTACCCTAATCGGATAGTTAGTATCGTCTGTATCCGCCCTTGCCGCCAAGGATACGCGCTATCCCTGCAAGCATAAGGCCAAGTAATACTGCCGCCGTCGTCGTCGCCCCCTCTCGCATGGGCTTATTACTGTCACTGCATCAACTCCTATCGATTACTTAGTGCGATTGATACGATTACGCTTCTCTGTAATGCCACACATCACAGCACCACATGATAGCGGCGGCTTTGCGTGCATCCTGTAATGACTTTGGCGTGTAGTCCACATCCTCGGTATATCCGTTGTCCTCTTCTGCCGTCATTGGCACGTGTGCGCCATTGTAACAGATTGCCATAGTGTTTCCGTCGTCTCCGTCGATGTAGCCGATAACTTTTTTCATCTGATTTTCCCTTTCTGCCGCTTAACGTCCGGCCGACGTATTTATAAACGGATATTTGTTTGCTTTCTACCATCTATTATAGCCGACGTTTGCCATTTGTCAATAGTAATTTTGTAATTTTATTCAAATATTTTTCTCATAGTACGGACGACGTGGGGCGGGGGTTCCCCTATTTTCGCGGGGCGGCCGTGCCGTGTAACTCGCTCTTGCACCCCAAAAATTCAAACCGAAAAATGGCTAAAATACTGGATTGTTTCACGATTTCATGTATTTGCTGATTACATCCCTTAACCGCGATTGGATACTCTAAGGCTAAATCAATAGATCGTCACGCATGTTAAAATACGCATGAATATACATAAATTATTGCATAAACTTACAGGCTAGAAGTAAACACTACTATTGACAAACCGGCGAGGAAGTGCTAAAATATATAAAAGAATTATTGTTGCAATCTCTTTCCGGATACGGCATAATACTCTTGGGTGAAGATTCATGACGATAGGGCACAAGGTCCGAGAGATCAGAGAATCAAAGGATATGAAGCAAATAGAGCTTGCCAGACTTTTAGATATGACGAGGCAGCAACTTCAAGTTATCGAAGAAAGCAGCGGTTATCCACGGATTCAGACGTTGATCCGGATTGCTAAAGCTCTTGGATGCCCTCTGCGTGACCTTTTGAACGAGCCGCTGCAACTTGGCCTTGCAGAACCGCCCAAAATAGTGGATGCCGATTTTCCGTGCGCCAATGCCAAGAAGTGTATGTTTTTCAAGAAAAAGGAGTAGCCTTGACATTTCAAGAGTGCTGTTCAGAGTGCATCGGAAACCATGAATTTGTTCATGAGTTTAACCGGTTGAGCGGCTTGCACTTAGGAGAGCCACGAACGGGGATTCAGATGGCGATTGATAACGCCTGCGGGTATGACCCGGATAAAGCCGCAATGCCGGAGTTTGTGGAATTCGTTTACGAGTATATCTGGATTCCGCTGATTACGCAGAAACAAGACTGACATTTTAAATTAGAGCGCCATTTATAGAGCGCCATCCAAAAGGGTGGTGCTCATTTTTATGCTCTCGGAAGAACTTGAACAGGCAAAAGTAAAATTCCTGCTTGACATAAAAGAGCATCCGCGCATGGATTGCGGCAGAAAGGCCGAAGAATGCCTTGCCCTTCGGACGCTCTACCATAAAGACGAGGATATGCCTCACGCGCTATGGGCCAACTTTGAAATGCGTAAGGCCCTCAACGAAGAACTGAAATGTGCCGATCTGTCTGTAACGGAAGTCAAGAAACTTCTGCATAGCTACTGGCAGACATTCTTATTTGCGGCTCCATATGACTTTCACAGTTATCTTCTTTATATGGAGAAAGACCGCGAGCCGGAAAAGCAATTCTATGTTCCCCGCATGAAGGTCCTGCGGCCTATTGTGCGAGATTTGCAGGATTTAGCGGACGGAAAGCTGAATGTCTATGGGCTTTCACTCCCGCCCGGATCAGGCAAGTCGACGTGCGGTATTTTCTACATGACTTGGCTGATGGGCCGCAATCCAGATATGCCGTCTTTGGCCTCTGCTTACGCTGATAAACTCACACGGAGCTTTTATGACGGAGCAATGTCGTTTATCAAAGATCCGGAATACAAATATGCTGAGATTTTCCCAAATTCTCCGCTTTCCGTTACGAACGCAAAAGACGAAACAATTGACCTTGCGCGGCAACACAGGTTTAAGACGCTTACATGCCGTTCCATCGACGGCGGGCTGACCGGTGCTACTCGTTGCGAAAGCTTGCTGTATGCCGACGATATGGTTTCAGGTTCTGAAGAAGCCTTGAATCGTGACCGTATGGACACGCTTTGGACGAAATTCACGAACGACCTGATGTCCCGTATGAAAGAAAACTGCAAGATGTTGATTATAGGCACCAGATGGAGCGTTTGGGACCCGCTCGGTCGTCTGGAAATGCAGTACGAAAACAATCCTAAAGCAAAATTTGTTAAAATCCCGGCCCTTGACATTAACGGCCACTCTAATTTCGAGTATAAGTATGGCGTCGGCTTCTCCACAGAGCATTTCAAGATGCTAAAAGACAGCATGGACGATATTTCATGGCGCTCTATCTATCAGCAGGAACCGATTGAGCGGGAGGGCGTCCTCTACCATGAGGACGATCTCATGTATTACAATGGAGCTCTTCCAGAAGGCCGCCCTGATGCTTATTTAGCTGTTTGCGACAGCAAGGGACAAGGTAAAGACTATGTTTCTGCTCCGTGCGGTCTTGTTTACGGCGACCTCGTATATATCCCAGCGTGGGTTTTTAATAACGGTCTGCCTGAAATTACGAAGCCTCTTGTTGCTCAGATGTGCATAAAGCAAGGCATTTCCCGGCTTGATGTGGAAATGAACAACGGCGGCGACTACTATGCAGACGATGTAGACAAACAAATTAGGGCTGGCGGTGGGCACACGTCCATCCGCAAATTCTTCACTTCCACGAACAAAATCGCAAAGATCGTCACCGAGAGCGACTTTGTGAAGAAGCATTTTGTATTCTTAGACCCCAAATCTTCAGAGACGCCGCGAGAGTACAAGGAAGCTCTTAGAAACGTGTTTGGGTTTACCATCACCGGCAATGCAAAACATGACGACGCCCCGGATTCCCTCGCCATGCTCTCGGAACTCGTCAAGGGGCTTACAATGGCGAACGTGAGGGTTATTCAAAGGCCGTTTTAAAAAAACATTTCTCTGCTCTCAACCTATAGGTTGAATCTGTACTAGCGAACAGCACAACATGTGGTGTAAAATTATATATAGAGAAAAATATTTTGCGAGGGAGGCGAGCGGATGGATTATTGGGATGAAGTACTTGGCAAAGATCATGTGTTTCTTGGCCGTCAAACGCTTTATACCTCCCGCACGGCGGAACAGATCGACGCAAATTCGATCCCTGACATTATCAATGGCGCTATGAACCGCCATATTCAGAATTATCGTGAAACTCTGTATCTCAAAAGGTACTTTCGCGGATGGCACCCGATTCTTGAACGAGCGAAAAAAGTACGGCCCGACATCAACAACCGAATCCCGATCAATAACGCCTTTGCAATCGTCCGGAACGGCGTTGGATATTTTCTCGGGGAGCCGATTCAGTACAACGAAAAGAGCACGCCGAATTCCGCGGGCGTGAAACGGCTCAATGACTTTCTCGACAGCGAGGATAAGTCCAGCGAGGATATGTCCGTTGGAAACGATGGAAGCATTTGCGGACGCGGGTTTCGCCTGATCGCCGCAGACAAACCGGAGTTTGAGGACGAGGCTCCTTTTGAATTGCCGACGCTGGATTCCGAGTGTACCGAAGTTATTTATTCGACAAAGGCAGGGCACCCGCCCGTGCTTGCGTTTACTCATTCTCCGATTTTAAGCGACAGCGGATCTGTTTCCGGCACAGAGTGGACGGCTTACGATAGCGAGAATCAATACCGCTACGTCGTCCCGGGCGGCTTCGGTGCGCATTTGCAACGCAAACACTTAGCGGGAGAACCAGTTTCCCATTTCCTGCGAGATATTCCAATTGTCGAATACCCAAACAACGAATGGCGCATCGGAGATTTTGAGATCGTGCTTGCGATTCTTGATGCTATCGACAAACTGCAATCCGACCGCGTAAACAGCGTGGAGCAGATTGTTTCCTCCATCCTAGTTTTTGTTGGTTGCCATTTGCGCACGAAAGAGGAAAAGAACAACGGAGAGCCTTCCGACTACGAGCAGTTGCAGGAAACCTTCACGCTTGAAATTCCGGCAGACACAAACGGGCAACACGCAGACGTGAAGTATGTCAACTCCGGCGTCGATCAAAACGAGGCCGAAACGCTTGCTCAGACCTTAATGGCTTACGTCTATTCCATTACCGGCATTCCGGACCGCAAAGACCGCGCGGGCGGGGGAGGGGACACCGGGGACGCAGTTTATCTCCGCGACGGCTACCAGTCTTTGGAGATTGTTGCCCGCGTGAAGGAGAGAAACTTCCGCAAGGCAGAACGCCGGTTGCTCCGAATGATCTGTGAGATTATTCGCCGGTTTAACGGAATCAATCTCCGGCCCATGGATATTGATGTGAAATTCATTCGTAACCGCACGACAGACCTGTTGAACAAATCTCAGGCGTTTGCGAATCTCATGGGCACAAAGCAGATTGCTCCGACCGATGGCATTTCGCTGATCGGCGTTACCAACGACCCGCAGGGCATGGCAAAGCGCGGTCAATACTATTGGAGCGGACCGGGCGCGCAACAAAATGATACGGCAACAGAAGGGAACGACGATGATACAGGAACAGAAAGCAATCAAGAGCCAGCCGTTGGTTGAAGTCCGTTGTCGGAATTGTAACCGGCTTCTCGGTTATCTTTCGGCGAGTTCCCCATATCGGATAAAATGCCCGAAATGTAAAGAAATGAACGAAAATGAGAAAGAGAATGGATAAACAGAAAACATCAAGCGGCGGAATTAGCTTCTGCGATTTGCTGGTCATCGTTTTTATCGTGCTGAAACTCTGCAAGGTCATTACGTGGTCTTGGCTATGGGTGCTGGCACCGATATGGATTCCTGTTGCAATTGTTTTAGTGATTTTCTTAATCGGCTGCATTAGCGCAGCTATCGCGGCAACAAAGGGCTAAAACAGACGTAGAGCGCCACATAGAGCGCCAGTTTTCCCAAACGGGATTACTGGCGCTTTTATTTTGCCTTTGATGGTTGGGCAAAAACCATCACCACAAAAATCTAGATGCCCCAACCGTTACTCCTTCGGTATGCCTTAATTGCGCCGTGGGGAATTTCAGAGGCAGCGGCGCTTCGTGCTGGAATAGCTCAGTTGGTAGAGTGCCCGTTCTGTAAGCGGGCGGTCGCAGGTTCGATTCCGTGCTTCCAGCTCCACAGGCAAGTTCAAGGGCTTCTGCCGTTAAACGGTCGGCATAGTGTCCGGCAAAACCCTTCCTTAAAAAAGACGAGGTGGTTCTTTGAATGTAATCAAGGTGAATTTGCCGCGCGAATTTACTTCGCTCAATATTTATCCGTATGGGGATTGGCATGTTGGGGATAAATCGTGCGACATGGCTCTTGTCAAAGAATCTATCCGAAAGGTTGCCGACGCTCCGAACGCCTACTGCATCTTAAATGGCGACCTGATGAACAACGCCACAAAGGCAAGTGTTTCTGACAGCTACGCCGAGCGGATGCCGCCGATGGAACAACTCAACCTGATTCTCTCGCTTCTATCCCCTATAAAGGACAAGATTCTTTCAATAGAGGATGGAAACCACGAGCGGCGCAGCTACCGAGAGGACGGAATCGACCTGTCACGGCTTGTTGCCCGCGAGCTTGGCATAGAGGACAGATATTCGCAAGGCGGAAATTTGATCTTTCTACGTTTTGGGCAATCACATAGTGGGCGTAAGGAATCCAACGGGAGCGGGCAGATACGGCAGATGTGCTACACCATCTATGCAACGCACGGTTCTGGCGGCGGCAGGAAAGAAGGTTCTAAGGTCGTTCGTCTTGCGGATATGGCAAGCATCGTAGATTCCGACATTTATGTGCATGGGCATTCACACTTGCCTCTTACCATGAAGAACACGTACTTCCGAACAGATATTCAGAATAGCTCCGTCAAGCCGGTTACAAAGCTGTTTGTCAATACGGCTGCGGCGCTCGACTGGGGCGGATATTCAGAAACCGGAGAATTCAAACCAAACAGCAAAGATACGCCCGTCATTCATCTTGATGGAACGCGCAAGTTTATGACGGCGACGCTTTGATAGACTGAAATTTATTACGAGACGGGCCGAAGCGAGTAAAACCTACGGGGGAGAAAGCAGAGGAACGGCGCGGAATACGGAGGAATTAGTTTATGCACATCAATCTTAGCAGAGATCGGTTCGGCAGGCTCGTCCGGCGTTACGACGGAGAGGGCGGGGGAGGCGCTCATGCGGCTGGCACAACTACGGCAACTTCTACGGCAACGCCCTCCACAACCATTGCGGGTACTGCATCTGCGGCTCCTGCCGGAACTGCTGCGCAGACGGAGACTTACCATGCAACCGAGACAAAGCCTTTCAAGTCTTTTGCGTCCGAGGCTGAATACCAGAAAGAGCTTGATTTCAGAATCCAGCAGGCCTTGAAGACCCACGAGGAAAAGCTCAAAGGCAAGCTCACGCTGGAAATCCGCAAGCAGCTTGAAGCTGAAGCCAATATGACCGCCGAGCAGAAGTATCAGGCGCAGCTTGAACAACTCGAAGCCGACAAAAAGGCTCTTGCCAAAGAGAAAGTCCGGATTAAGGCTGAATCTCTCTTTTCCGCAAAGGGCATTGCCGAAGCCGACCGCGCCGTTATGCTCGACAGCATCGTTGATGATGACGAGGAAGGTTCGCTGAAACGGGCGCAGGCTTTGATTGATGTTATCGACAAGGCGACCAATGAGAAGATCAAGGCTGAAATGGTGAAGGCAAAGCCCCCTGCGACCGGCAAAGAAACCGGAAATGGCACGGAATCCGAGGCGGTCAAGCTTGCTAAAGAGCTTGCGGCTAAACGGGCAACAGCGACCAAAACAGCCAACAGCACACTTGATTATTACCGTAACGGAGGAAATAAGAAATGAAATATGTCAAGACTGGAACCTACGGCGGCACCGTAGAGATTCTTTTTAACGACCATAAGGTTTGCACCAGAAAAATCCTCGATTTTACCGGGAACGCAGAAGGCGTTTTCAAGGCTGGCACTCCTATCGGCGCGGACGGCAAAGCCGCCGTGACTTCCGGCGATCCCGCGACTTCCAATGCAATCGGCGTTCTTTTGCATGACGTTGAGCAGGACAATCCAAACGGGACGATTGTCATTCACGGCTTTATCGACACGGCAAAGGCGCAGGCCAACTCGGGCGTGACCGTCGATGACGCGACGAAAGCCGCCCTCCCGCTGATTCTGTTTTGTTAAATTGGAGGAAAAGAAATTATGAAACTTACTGATCTGTTTACTCCCGCCGCGATTGCGGCAAGTTATACGGAGGACCCGAGCAACGCCGTTCCTTATCTCGGAGTAGGGCTTTTCCCCGCACGGAAAAAGGCCGGGCTTGATCTTTCGTGGATTAAGGGCCGCAGGGGGATTGCGGTTTCCCTGAAACCCTCGAATTTCGATTCTAAGGCTACCTACCGCGACCGAATCGGCATCAGCAAGACCGAAACCGAAATGCCATTCTTCCGCGAGGCTTATCGCATCGACGAGCGGCAGCGTCAGGACATTCTTCGCGCACAGGATACCAACGACCCGTTTGCGCAGGCCGCAATTGATTTCATTTACGACGATGTTGGCGAGCTTGTCCGTGGTGCTGATGTTGTTCCGGAGCGTATGAGAATGCAGCTCTTGGCCCCTGCTGATGGCGACGTGGGTATCTCCATCGTTGCGAACAACGTGGATTATACATACCATTACGACCCCGATGAAGAATGGAAGGCAACCAACTATCGTCCGATCACGACAGCCGCAGACAAATGGAATGTTCCCGCGACCGCCAAGCCTCTTACCGATCTCCGCGAAGCGCAGGACGCCATTGAAGATTTGACCGGCACTCGCCCCGATACGGCAGTCATGAGCCGCAAGACTTTCAGTTATCTGCTTGCTTCCGATGAAGTTCGCTCTGCGATTCTTGCGCAGAATCTTACGGCCAATATCTTTATGACCGACGAAATTGCGCGTCAGGTTGTCGCAAGTCTGCTTGGAATCAGCATCATCATTTACAACAAGAAATTCCGCGACGAGAACAAAACGGTTCATCAGTTCTATCCGGATGATTATGTCACCCTGTTTTCGTCCGGCGCTCCGCTTGGCGAGACTTGGTATGGCACGACCCCGGAGGAAGCCGATCTGCTTGGCGACAGCAACGCGCAGGTTTCCATCGTCAATACCGGCGTTGCCGTTACTCGGATTATTACCCCACATCCGGTCAGCATTGACATTATCGCTTCCGAGATTGTTCTGCCGTCCTACGAGGGCATGGACAATGTGTGCGTATTGAAGGTGGCCTAACCGATGGCTGTTTTATCTTTCCCGTTTGCCGCGAAGTATAAGGGGCGCTGGTACGCCCCTTCCGCTTCGTTTACAGCCGATGATTCTGACGTGGATAAACTTACCGCCATTGGCGCGAAAGTGCTCTCACAAAAGCAGGAAGCGCCGGAATCTATATCCACAGCAAAGCCTCCCTGGAAACCGGCTGGCAGAGGCGCAAGATCGTCTAAGCCCTATAAAATTCCTTCTCCCACAAAGAAAGGATAATCAAGGACAATTATGGCCGCATTAACACAGCTTCAAAAACTGAAACTCTGGCTTGACATGCCGGATTCTGATACCGACCACGATCAAAAACTCCAGCTCATGCTTGATCGCGCGGAAAGCGTTATCAAGCACCGTCGCAACTGGCCGGAGGAAGAACCGATGGAACCGCGCTGGAACGAATTGCAGATTCAGATTGCGCTTTTCCTTTGGAACAAGCAGGGAGCGGAGGGCGAAACGCAGCACACTGAAAACGGTGTGTCGCGCTCCTACGAGAATTCCGATATTCCGGCTTCTTTGCTCAACGACATAACTCCGTTTGTGGTGGTCGTGACATGAGATCATTAACGCGAGATCAATTTCCAGTCTACATTTCACAGCCACTTCCTCCGGCCGAAATCCTCGATCCTGATGGGAATGGGACCGGCAACTATGCCAACGCATGGGACGATCCGGTTCTCCTGCATCTGAACGTGAAGCCCATCACGGATCAGCTGGAACGGCAGGCGTTCGGCACTGACGTTAAAAGTGTCCTGAAAGCGGTTTTCACGCCGTTTGACGTTGACGGATACCAAATGACCGAAAACAGCGCCGTGTGGATTGGCGTTGAGCCAAATGGCATTTTAACCGATGCCGACCATCTCCATCCGATGAATCACAACTACACCGTGGACCAGATCATCGACACGGGCGGGCAGATTACCGTGTATTTCAAAAAGATTGCGGGAGCACCGAAAGCATGAGCGAGACAATCTCTTTCAACGTGTTCAGTCGAAGCTCTATTGCAAAGGCAAAGGAGCGCCTCACCAAGATCCAGCAGAAGGTTGAGGGAGGTTCCGCAGATGCCGTCAGAAATCTCACGCAGGCCGGGTACGAGTATATGCTTACGCTTGCACCCGTGGAAAGCGGAGAGCTTTCCGAAAGTATTACGTGGGAATACGACGAGCAAACCAACACCGGCAGAATCCTTGTTGGTGCTGACTATGCGCTGTTTGTTGAGTACGGAACTGGAATTGTCGGCGCAAGCAATCCACATCCAGAACCGGCTCCCGGCTGGACTTACGACGTGAACGCACACGGAGAAAAAGGTTGGACGTACTTCGACGCGAAGCAGAACCGTTACCGTTGGACGAAAGGCGAACCGGCCCATGCTTTCGTATACAAGACGCGGGAGTACATGAAGTCGATTGCGGATGAAAAGTTGAGGGTGGCGATGGCTGGTGCTTGATCTTACGAATTCCATCTACACGCAGATAAAGGCGGTAACCGTTGCCCTATATCCCACCGCCATTGTCCAGAAGCAGAATCAGCAATCCCCTGCATCGTTTCCCTGTGTGCTTATTGACGATCTCGGAAACCCGGAAATCGGCAGGAATTTGAGCGGCACAGGAAAACAGTCGAACCCTTCGTGGCAGATCGACATTTACGCGAACGGGAGCACAGGGGAGATCGTTGCAAAGAAAATCCGCGACGCCATTATACCAGTCTGCGAGGACAATTTCTTTCTGCACCGGGACGATTCCCGACACACCACAAATGTTGCGGACGTGACTATTTATCGCTGGACTTTGCGGTATTCCTGCAAAGTTGACGAGGAAAACCAATATATCTACTGACCCGTAAAGTAAACAGAGCGCCTTAGAGTGCCATATCTGTTTTGCTTGACTGAATGGGGGAACACTCTATGCCTACTGCTACACCTACGGCAATTTCGGATGTCAATACCTTTTTGTATGCCGAAACCGCAACTGCCGGTACATATGCAAAGCTGATTGACATTACGTCGGCCCCGGCCACTGGTTCCGCGCCGAAAACTCTTGACACGACCACGCTGTCCGATGCTTACTCTACTTCGATTCCAGACCGTCCCGAAACTCCGTCCTACGAGTTTGAGTACAAGTACACGGGCGCGAATTTTGCAACGGTAACGGCGGCGATTAGCCTGACGGAAGATAAGAACTACCTGATTGTCTATCAGGACGGCTCTGGCGAGAAGTTCACCGGGCGCGGCTCTACGTGGAAGAAAGAAGTCAGCGTCGGCCAGGTTGTCAAGGCCGGTCTTGCGTTCGCGGTTTCTTCGCATGAACACGTTGAAGATACCGCCTCTCTGACTGGCGGCGGAACCTGATTATTAAGAAATTAAGCCGTTCTCTTGCATAAGAGGGCGGCTATCGCGTCCCTATTAAAACTATTTTGAATACGGAGGAATAAATTCTATGGCAGCTTTTGACATTTCCGTTGGGGATAAAACTTACAAGATGTTCTACGACCGCCGCTCTGTCCGGCAATTTGAAGAAATTGGCGGCAATTTGTCCGATATGAAAGAGAAGATTTTCAGTTCGACTGACCGCCTGTTCTATGTCGGACTTCGGAAGTTCCATCCGGCCATCAGTTTTTCGGAAGCGCAGGAACTTTCCGATAAGGCTTTGGAAGAACACGGCATTGAAGAAGTGTACGGCGTTCTGTCCGACAGGTTTATGGAGGTTTTTACGCAGGGCGAGAACAGCTCTCCGACGAAGGGCTTTCTCGTGAGTACGAAAGCCAAAGCGTAACCTCTCGGTCAACCAAAGACTTTTCGATCACCGAATACTTTGAGAACGAGCTTTTCCCGGACGCCATTATCGTTGGCTGTTCTGCGCATGATTTTTGGGATGAAGATCCAAAGCTATTCTGGACGTATTGCAAGGCGTACAAGACGAGCAAAGAGGCAGAAGCAAAGATATGGCAGGCGAGGACAAATACGTCCGCTTGGCTTGCAGGGCTATACGTATCGCAGGCTATAGGCGCTTGCTTCGTAAAAGGATGCAGCTATCCTCAAAAGCCGCTTCATTTGTTTGCAGACGACGGGTTAGAATCGGAAGCAAAGGAATCCCTGCCGCAACCCGACCCCGTGCAGGAAAGCATACGAGCGCAGTCTATCCAGATTGATGCCTTGCTTGCGAGAGACGGAAAGCCCGTCCCGGAAACGCGCGGTGCAAAACGTACATAACGTACACAGAGCTTCTTTGAGAGCCGTGCAAACCGCATTGGCTCTCTTTTTACATAGGTGGTGGTAACATGCCCGACGATCTTACAATTGAAGTTACCGGTTCGGCGGAAAAGGCCGCGTCCGCGCTGGATAAAATCATTCAGAAGATCAGCGACTTGCAGGCCAAATTTGATGCAGCCGCCCCGTCTGTCTCTAAATTTGCCGACAGGATGAACGAGATTGCTTCGTCCTCAAAGGCGTTCTCGGCGTTTCAAAAAATGGCGGTTGGGATGGACAAAACGGTTCTTTCCGCCAAAAACGCGGAATCTCGCATGGCCATGTATCAAGCGCGGCTCGACCGTGCAAACGCTTCCATGGAAAGGTCCCGCGTCCAGTCCGATAAGCTAGCGGCTTCGCAAAGGAAGCTGGCGGAAGTTCAAAGCATGGTTGCCAGCAACAGCGCGGCGTTTTCCATGCCTGCCGACAAATTCGCAGAAAAGTTCAATATGAACAATGGAAACTCCGGAACCAATTACACGCCGGAATCTCCCGCAGATACTTATGTGCCTCCCGTTACGTCAGCGGGTACAAAGCCTCCGATGGAGCAGTTTTTCGGATCCTCTCCAAAAACGCAGTCTATTCGTTTCGACACGTCGCAGGCGCAGTCTGCGGTTGAGCGACTTGGAAACTGGATTGACGGTCTCAACCCTCAAATTGCGCATATGTCGTCGGAAGCGCAGTCCAGATTTAACGAACTTTCCGCACAATTGATGCGCACCGGGCAGCAAATTGACAATCTAAGTGCGATTTACCATCGCCTCTCCGTCCGGTCCGGAGAAGTTGCGGCCAAGAGCGGAGAATCGAGCACAGCCTATCTGCAGCTTGAAAAGCGTATGCTTGCAAACGCTTCCGCGTCCGATCGGCTCGGTTCGAAACAGGAAAAGCTAAAGGCCAAAATGTCCGAAATTGCATCTGCATCTAACCGGGCTTCCATGGGGCTATCAGGACTAGGCCGAAGCGCAGAATCTGCGTCACAACGTTCATCGCGAGGGTTTTCCAACCTTCTAAAGGTATTCAGCCGGATGGCGGCCTATATGGTCGTATTTCAGGCGTACCGTGTCCTTGCGCAGGGCATAGTGACTGGAATTCAGAACATGTCGCTTGCGAACGTCCAAGCTAATTCCACCATGTCCGCTCTCGCAACAAACTCCCTATATCTCCAAAATAGCATTGCCGCCGCGCTTATGCCAGCGTTGCAAGCCCTAGTTCCCACTATAAATCAGGTTACGGACGCTCTTGCCAATGTGTTTAACACCATCGGAATGTTGACGGCGCGCATTTTCAATCATGCTTCGACAGTCACTATCGCTAAACGGGCAAATGTTGACTATGCCGCCACGTTGGATAAGACAAAGAAGTCGGCCGACGCGGCAAAAAAATCTTTGATGGGTTTTGACGAATTAAATATCCTTAATGAGCAAAAAGCAAACGAAGGAGTAACCTCTCCTGGCATGCCGTCGTATGATGCCATGTTTGAAACCGTTAAGGTGCCAGATTGGGTAGAATGGGTTGGCCAGATAACGGACAAAATTCAAAATCTTATCAAAACCAATATCGATACCATCACAAGGCTCTTGAGATTGGCCCCGCTGGTAGTTGGCGCAATCTTAGCGTTTTCTGGGGCAAACGTGCCCCTTGGAATAGGGCTTATGGCTGTTGGCGCTGTGCTAATGGCTAAACAGGCAAAAGAGGATTGGGACTATCTGACAAATAAGACAAATTCCAGCTTGGATAAGACAAAAAGAATTCTGCAAATTGTTGGGGCTGTCGAGCTGGCCCTTGGCGCAATCTTAGCGTTTTCTGGGGCAAACGTGCCCCTTGGAATAGGGCTTATGATCGGAGGAATAACCACTACGGCTGCTACCTTAAATTGGGATAGCATGGGTGAGCAGTTAAAAACCACCATTGGAAAGATCAGTTTTGCTGCTGGAGATGCAATGCTTGTGATTGGCTCTCTCTTGACTTTCTCGGGCGCAAACGTGCCGCTCGGGATCGGGTTAATGATAGGTGGAGCAACAACACTAGCAGCAGCGGCGGTGGTAAATTGGAATGCCATGAACAACCAATTAAAAGACACAATCGGCAAGATTGCGATAGCCGTTGGCGCAGAACTTCTTGTGCTTGGCGCTGTGCTCACATTTTCTGGGGCGAACCTTCCGGCAGGCATAGGCTTAATGGCGGTTGGAGCTGCACATTTGGCAGTTGCCGCCGTATTAAATTGGGATTCCGTAAAAGGAAGCGTACAACACGTTCTGACAGAAATTACTAAGATGCTGGGAATCTCTTTGCTTCCCATTGGCGCGGCTTTAGCTTTTTCCGGAGCAAATATCCCATTAGGCATAGGGCTTATGGCGGCAGGCGCGGTTAGTTTGGCGGCTTCTGCGGCGTTGAATTGGGATTCCGTAAAAAATCAAGTCAAAACCGTCTTAACAGACATATTGGCTATTGCTTCTGCTTCTTCCGTTGCAATAGGGCTTATTCTTTGTTTGACCGGTGCCGGAATACCATTGGGCGTCGGGCTTATCATAGCCGGTCTTGCTGGAAGCAAACTAGCAAAAGTTATTAGTACGGATCCTATCACTAATTGGGCGCAAAACTTGGTGGACAGGATCGTTGGCGTCTTTAGCAAAGGCGTTGACGCGATAACCAAAAAGTACAAAGAAGCCGGGAAAGGCTTAGGCGGCTCCGGATTTGAGGGCGGCGGCGGAGGATTTGGCGGCGGTAGCGGCGGCATCAGAGACGCGGCGGGCACCGCCTTCCATCCGGGCGGTCCAGCGTTGGTAAACGATCAGCTTGGCCCGATCTATCAAGAGCTGGTGCATTTGCCGAACGGACTGTCATTTATCCCGAGCGGCAGAAACGTCCTTATTCCGGACCTGCCGCGCGGGTCGAGCGTGTTAAACGCCGCTGAAACTCAAAAGCTGTTCCCGCATTACGCAGAGGGTTCCGGAAGCCTTTTAGCAAGGCCAATCTTAGATCAAAACGGACGGTCCGAGAGTAACACCGATGTTTTGGCAAGAATGGACGGCATTTCTGAACGATTAGAAAAGCTTGAAAAAGCAATTCTCGCGCAACCCGTCAAACTCTATGCCGACAGCCGGGAAATCGCAAGAGCCGCCAACGACGGCAACCGAATCCTTGAACGCAGACAGCACCCAATCGCATCAACATAATAAAATAGGGCGGCATGAGCCGCCCGGAAAGAGGTAGTTTACCATGTCAGAGATCAAAATTGTGCAGGACGGATGTTGCTCAACACGCGTCTTCATTGACGGAAAGGAAATTCATGGTATTCGAAAAATGTCATTTGAACGTGATGCGACAGCGCAGGACAAGGTGCCAGTACTCAAACTGGACGTGATTGCCGCCAATATGACGGTCGATTTTCCGGGAGTGCCAGAGCTTCCAGACGTTCTCAAACCGTATTATGTAAAGAAAGAATCCGCGTCTTAAACAAACATAATTTGCGGCGCGTCCTTAAAAATTTGGCATTCCCCGACGTAAGGGCAAACGCTTGCGTTACTGCATTTGTTTCTTCCTTTGAGATATTCCGTTTTGCTTAAATCAGAATTGTCTAAATACTCTATCTCTGCCGAAGCGTCACAGTTTTTCATCTTGCAGAATCCGCCTATCATTTTAATCATCACAATCATCTTCCTTTCCCCATAATTCTACATCACAATTTCTCATACTGCAATATAAAATTGCGAAAAGGCATAAAAATTGCAGGCGGCGACAAACCGTCTGCTTTTTTGTTTACATTAGAACTTTACTTCAATCGTTTTTGTCGTTTCTATATCGTGCGTGTTTTCGTCCATAAGATATAGCTTGAATCCTAGCTTTGTAATCTGGCTTGATGACTTTATGCCGGTTCCTTCGTATTGCCCAAAGAAAGTATGCGTCCGGTTGGTCTTGGGCTGAATGTCCATCGGTTCCCCGCTGTAGACCGAAAACGTCGTGCTGTTCACATAAGCGTCGTCCGGATATACCGAAATTTTCTGATCGGTTTTATTGTCAACCTTAATGTCAAAATAGAACATGCTTGGCATATAAGATATGTCATATTTCTTTATGAACCATACGGATATTAACTTGTCTTCGTAGACCGCTTTGGCCTCGGCTTGCGATTCTGGCGCTTTTAATGGGCCGGCGGAAGACGCGCTAGATGGAACGGCTTGACCTGGCGCCTTCGATTCAGTAGAAGCAAGCGTGCTTACATCTGCACAGGCCGTTAGTGTGAATAAGCACAAGACTACCAAAGCAACCAATAATTTTCTCATAATAAACCCTCCGCTCGCATTATGCCCTATCTATCTTTATTTTAGCACGGAGGGAAATTTTGTCAACAACGGGTAATTTCTATTGAAAAATTCTTAGGCGGTGATATAATGTAAGCGGACATGGGGCAAGGGTCGGTTCATCCTTTCTTTGGCAAAGGCTCTGTAGCAAGGGGGCTTGACCCTCAAAAGAAAGGATGTGGTTGCATGGAACTAATTGTTGCAGCAACGATATTTTTGGTTGTCGCGACCGGCTACATAATAGTTTCCGGCAGACAGGCAAAAAAATAACCGCCCCCGGCCAAAGGTTAGCGGTTATTTATCGTGCCTCGGGCTGTCCGCTAATGTGGATAGCCCCTTGTCTATTTATATTATACACCCGCTTGTCAAGAGGGGGCAAAAATGGCAAGTGCGCTTCTAGCGTTGATCCTTGCCGGGATATTTCACTTTGTCGGCTGGCTCGGCGCAAAATTAGGGCTTTGATGGCTTTGGGGCCGCAAGGCTCTATTTTTTTTGCGTATTTTCCAGAGGCTATCAGATCATCCATGTAATCCAGCGCCTTTTTAGTTCCCACCCTGTTAAGTGCGCTAATTATGACTGCGGTGGAACCTGTGGCTTGCCGTAATTCTGCGTAAAAACCGAAATCAAGAAAACGGCGGCAAAAATCAGCGCAATAATGCCCCATACGAGCAGGTCTTTGAATATGCCCGTGCTTGATACCCCGACAATACCGGCCAAAGCGTAAATGATGGTGGCGGCGATTGCCCCACCCTTAGACGCCCTCGCGGCAATGCCGACAATCCCAGCGACAATCAGTAGAATCGCAACAAATACACCCATGCCGCCACTGGCGTCTTTGGAATCGTTTGCTAAAGCCGTGCCGATCCCCGCCGCGCATGACTGAAACAGGACGACTAATGATAAGACGATGGAAACAATCCCGATGGTAAGTTTGGCCGTTTTCATATATATCCCTCCTCCCATAATTCTACCATATTTTTCTAATAAGTCAATGCAAGAAAAGTTGAAAAGAAGTACTTGACAAGTACCAATATAGTGCTATAATAGTGCTTGTAAGGAGGTGACATAATGTCCCCAAAAGCTATCGAGAACACCGAAAGAGTGAGCACTTACATTAGCGCCGAGCAGTTGAAAGAGTTTAAAGAGCGCGCCCGCGAAAAGGGAATGACAGTCAGCGGCTATATAAGATTGCTCATTATCGAGGAAATCTCAAAAAAATAACGGAATCGCCCTCCCGTGGAAAGTTGAGCGAAACCGTTACGAAGCGGTATTTCTACCTGTAAATATTATAATACGGGTAGATACCACTTTCAACACAAATTTTGAAAGGTGGTATTTTTATTATGTCGAATGAAATTCAGGTATTTCAGAATCAGGAGTTCGGGGAGCTTCGCATCGTCGTAAAGGACGGGGAACCGTGGTTCGTGGCGAAAGACGTTTGCGACGCGCTGGAAATTGAAAACAGTCGTGATGCGGTTGCGCGGTTGGACGCGGACGAACGGAATACCGTAGTTTTAAACGACGGAACTCCCGGCAACCCGAACAGGGCCATTGTTTCCGAATCCGGCCTGTACTCCCTTGTCCTCGGCAGTCGCAAGCCGCAGGCACGCGCTTTCAAACGTTGGGTGACGCACGACGTTATCCCTTCCATCCGCAAGCACGGTCTCTATGCCACTCCCGAAACCGCCGAAAAGATTTTGGGCGATCCCGATTTTCTCATTCAGGCGCTTACCGAGTTGAAGCAGGAACGGGAACAGCGGCAGAAAGCCGAAGCAAAGATCGAGGCCGACAAGCCGAAGGTCCTCTTTGCAGATTCCGTTGGAAGTTCCCGGCAAGCTATCCTGATCCGCGAGATGGCGAAGCTCTTGAAGCAAAATGGCGTTGATCTCGGTGAGAAGCGGTTTTTCTCTTGGCTTCGCGCCAACGGCTATCTGATCTCCTGCGGGGACGATTACAACCTTCCGACACAATACAGCATGGAGCGTGGCCTTATGATCATCCGGGAGCGTACATATACGGATGACGTTCACACCCGCATCATGCGCACCCCGATGATAACCGGCAAGGGCCAGCAGTATTTCATCAGAAAGTTCCTTGCCAAAGAATCGGCCTGATCTTTCAGGGTTCATCGGTGGCGGCTCTCGAAAGCCCGGAACCTCACCGCCTTTGGAAGCATGCTCTTTTCTTCCTGAATCTGTAAATAGTATATGACAGAATATACCATTTGTCAATAGTAATGTTGACAATTTGCTAAAGTTTTTGTCGCATTCTTTACTGGCGGCAAAGGAAAGGCGGCGGGATAAAACAATATTCATTCCTATTTACCAGTAATTCCCTCTTGAATTTCCATATGTTGGGGACTATTATTGGAAATAGACAGAAAATTAGTGAAAACAGATCGAAAACAATACAATTAACCTAAAATATGACCAACCGAAGAAAGGAAGCGCTACATAATGAAATACCAGTCTGTCGTAGAAGCATGGGGCAAGGAATACGAGCGGATTTACAACGAGCCTGCATCTGAAAGTCAGAAACAGCTTTTCGGGGAGATTGCCGGGCTGATGGAAACGGCCTACAACGACGGAGTACACGCCGGAGCGTTAAAGGCACAAAGCGTCTGAAAGCAACATCTTATCAGCATGGGTTGGCGGGCGAGAGATCGTCCGCCAAACTTTTTGGGGGCGAACTCGCGCTATAGGTTGTATTACGCCTTGAGAATTAACCCCTAGTGGTGGTAAAATATATATAGAGTATAAGGCACATCTTGTGTTCGTGGGGCGCTATCCTTGATCGGGAGAATCCGGTTGCCACCGCAACCGTTGCGCCCTGTTTATTTTTTATCCACGGTGGCAGACCGGCATAGAAACTTGCGACGGACAAGGACAACATGCCAGAAAGATACGGTGGTATCAAAATGAATTATAGAGAAAAGTACAAACAGCACTATGGGATTGAATTTGGGCCGGAATATGAAGTACATCACATTGACCTAAATCATCAAAACGACGATATTAAAAATCTTCTTTTGCTGCCGCGCAGACTTCATCACCAATACCATTTTGCTTTAGCAAGAATGCCCATGGAAGATGGCAAATTGAATTTGGATGTGCAAATTCGTGGAACCATAGATTGTGGAAGCGGTGCCGATTCTTATGTGCTTTATGCACTGAATGACTTTGTGCAAGTGTACACTCAATGCCAAGATTGGAAGGATTATAAGGCATATCTGGATGGGTTCCTTCCGAATATTCATAACATCCAGATTGGGGGCGCTGCCAAATGATTTATCGTGTGGAGCGCAAAGAAAATCCGTTTGTACAGGTGGATAAAGGATTCATCAATGATACGAACATCGGCTACAAAGAAAAGGGAATCCTGCTTTACTTTTTAAGCAAGCCAGATGGATGGAAATTTTATGAGGGCGAGATTCAAGCCCACTCACACGACGGGCTGACTGCGGTAAGAACCGGCATCCAGTCGCTTATCAAGGCGGGATACATCGAACGGCGCATGCTCAAAGGCTCTGGCGGGAAATTTGCCGGATATGAGTATGTCGTGCACGAGACTTCTGAAAAGTGTAAGGCCGCTGATGAAGAAAAACCGTTTTCGGAAAACCTGAAAACGGATAATCCGAAAATGGAGAACCCGATTTCGGAAAACCTCACACTAATAAATAATGAAGATAGTAAGAATGATGGTACTAATAATGAAGTAAGTAAAAAAGCGGACGCGCCCAAAACCGACCCGAAAGACAAATTTTGCGGTCATACCTTTTCCGAACCGATGCAGGCAGTCCTTACCGATTGGCTTACATACAAGTCCGAACGCAGAGAGGGCTATAAGGCTACCGGCCTAAAGAGCTTCATGACACAGGCGGAGCACATGGCAGAAAAGTACGAGGAATCTGATATTATTGCCATTATCGGGGAAAGCATGGCAAACAACTGGAAGGGAATCTGCTGGGATAAGCTAACCGGGAAAGAGAAACCCGCCGAACCTGTTGAGCGTCCTATTCCGCCCGAAATTCTCAGAAACAATCAGCAGCATGAGGAAATGAGGCGGAGGTTGCACTCCGGACAAGGTGATTGGAAGGAGGCGCTTTCCGAATGATAAAGGGCATTGAGGCGGAAATGTCAGTGCTCGGTTGCATGGTTCTGGACGAAGATTGCGCGAAGAAAGCGGTTGACCGGCTCGCCCCCGAAATGTTTTTCCACCCGGGTCTAAAGGAAATCTTTGAAGCCGCTACAAATCTCTACTGGGACGGAAAAAAGGTTGAGGCAACTGCCCTGATGGATAAATTGCCGCAACATGCCAAAACGATTCTGAAACTTGCCAACTACGTCCCAACGTGGAGCGCGTTCGACCAGTACGTTCAGATCGTGATAGATAGATGGAGAATCGAAACCATCAAATCTGCCCTGTTGGAAACGCTCACGCAGGCGGACAACAAGACCGCGGACGAATCGGTCGACTTTCTACGGGCGCTTATTCAGAAGCAGGACGCGATAGTCAGATTTGACAAGGGAGCTAACGTGCCGTTTTCGGATGCCGTTCAGCAGTTTACCGAATGGCTGAAATCGAGCGAATCGCAAAACACCGTCAAGACTGGATTTCGGTCACTGGATTATGCTATGGGCGGCTTCCTGCGGCAATCTGTCACCGCCTTATGCGCCAGATCAGGGCACGGCAAAACAGATTTCGCTCTTAATCTGGCGCTCCGCATGGCGAAAAAGGGATTCAAGGTGCAGTATTTCACGCTCGAAATGACCACCAACCAACTCATGCAACGGGTGGCTTCTCAGCTGGCCCACATCGACGGGAATCTGATCCGCGACAAACAACTTACGCCGGAAGAAGTCTCCGACATTGATCTGCTCCTGAAATCGTTCGAGGGATCAAACAAGGTCAACTTCGTAGATGAATCGAAGGTTTCAACGAAGACCATCCGTCATTACATTGAGCTTTTCAAGCCGGACGTTATCTTTATAGATCACATCGGCCTTATGGAGCGTCAGAACATCAAGGATCAATACCATGCACTCGGATTGGTAAGCAATGAATTGAAACAAATCGCAAAAGAGAACAACATTGCGGTTGTAGAGCTTGTTCAGATGAATCGGCAGATCGAGGGCCGGAAGGACAAAACACCGAATCTTTCTGATATTCGTGAATCTGGCGATATTGAACAAGACGCAGATTATGCCATGTTTGTTCAACCGGAAGATATCACGGATCGTCAGTTGTCCGGCGATGCGTGGGCAGACGCAACGATCTATCTTTTGAAGAACAGGCACGGCAGGCCGGGAACATTTCAGTTCCATTGGCAACCGCAGTACCATACATTTTTGGAAATAGAAAATCGACCGTAACCAAATAGGCAAAAATATAGAGCGCCTTTCGAGCGCCTAACCTTACGCAAAGCGAAAGGCTGGACGCTCTTTTGCTTTGCCGCAAAAGGCGGTGAAGAACACGGCTGTACTACAAATAAACGGTACGACAGTAAAGGCCCCAAAAGAAATGACGTGGAGTTTAGAACCTGTATCCGCTCCCGATTCCGGAAGAACGCTGGACGGGGTTATGCACAACGAGATTGTGGACTTCAAAACCAAACTCGTTTGCAAATGGGGGCCTATGAACGGTGCTGAATCGTCGGCGCTATTAAAGGCTGTCTATTCAAAGGAAAATTTCTCGGTTACATATTTTGACCCAATGGAAGGATCAATGCAGACTAAAACATTCTACGTTGGCAGCCGCACAGCTCCAAAACTTGTTGAAACAGCCGATGTGAAGATGGTCGAAAGCGTCGCATTTGACTTTATAGAAGTTTAGCCCGTTGCGCCACGAAAGGAGGGAGAGAACCAATGATTCCAACATCAGATACCTACCAAAAGGTTGCTGCGAAAACTCCTTTGTGGCATGGCAAGGCTACGGTTATCCTTGAAAACGGCGTTGTTCTTCACTTAACCAACTCCAATCTCCTTGATGGCGGGATCGACATTGAGGACAGTGCGTCCAATCAGGGCGAGTTTAACGTAGGCTCCGCAAACGCCGGACAACTTGTTTTAATCATCGACAACCGAGACGGCGATTTCACAAACTACGATTTTACCGGAGCCACCATTATTCCGTATGTTGGATTGCAATTGCCGGAACCCGACGAGCTGAATGGCGGCGATTTTGCAGACTATCTTTCCGGTGACACAGCAGACGGTGGTTTGTTTTCTGACTACGCCGCAGGATATGTTGCCGATGGCGGGATCTTCTTAGGGACTATCGAATGGATACAGAAAGGTATCTACACCGTCGATAAATCGACCACGAGCGGCAACAGAATTTCGCTCTCTGCTCTGGACAACATGGCAAAGTTCGATCGCCCATATTCCGAAAGCGCTCTTGTATATCCGGCAACTCTCGGCCAGATTCTTGGTGACGCCTGCGCTCATTGCGGGGTAGGGCTTTCTACGGCCTCATTCCTCAATAGCAACTACATGGTCGAGAAAAGGCCGGATGATTCGGCAATAACATTCCGCGATATTGTATCGTTTGTGGCACAACTAGCCGGGTGCTATGCGCACATAAATCGGTTCGGATCATTGGAACTCAAATGGTACGAAATTGATCTGGCCGTTAAAGGCGCGGAGGTTGACCTCAACGGAGGAACCTTTTCTGACTACGAAGTTGCGGACGAGGCAGATGGCGGCGATTTCATGTACTACAAGCGCCTTATCGTCTTAGAGGGAGGGCTATTTAAATATCCGGAAGGCAAAGCGGCGCAGATTCAATCGCTTTCCGCATGCTCCTTGCAGACAGACACCGTAAAGATCACCGGAATTCAGATCGTGCCGACAGACACGGAACAGACAACCTATTATGCGGGGCGCGACGGCTACATGCTCTCCATCGAAAACAATCCGCTCGCGCAGAATAACATTGACCAGCTTGTATCGAATATCGGAAGCAAGCTAATTGGATTTGAGTTCTTGCCGCTCTCCGTATCGTGCCTCGGCAGGCCAGAATGGGAGGCGGGGGACGTTGCGGTCGTTACATATAAAGGTTACAAGCATACGGCGATTATCTCTAATCTCCGCTATGTGATTCGGGACTACGAAACCATCACGGCAGATGCGGAAAGTGAGAGCGAACGAAACTCCAAACGGTATTCCGCCGCCGCGAAAGCAGAAGCCAGTTCTAAGCAGGCCACGGAGCAAGAATTTATCGCCTACGACGTTGCGGTTCGAAATCTTTCCGCACTCATGGCAAATGCCCTCGGGTTCTATATGATCTCCGAGAAGCAGGAGGATGGATCGTTCATTGAATACATGTGCGACAAGCCAACGCTGGCGCAAAGCACCGTGATTTGGAAACGAACCATTCAGGGATTTGCAATTTCGACGGACGGAGGGCAGACGTGGGGAGCCGGATTCACGGCAGACGGAAACGCCGTTGTAAAAGTCCTTACGGCGCTCGGAATCAACGCCGACTGGATCAATGCGGGCCATGTTTCGGCAGACCGAATTTCAGGCGGGACGATTGACGCGAGCAATGTCAATGTAACCAACCTGAACGCGAGCAACATTACTACCGGGAACTTCAATGCCAATCTCATTACAACGGGTAAAATCCAATCTCACGATGGCGCTGCCTATTTTGATCTTGATAATAATGAAATTGCCGCCACAAAAATTGTGGATTATTCTGGAAACGATATGGTAAAAATCAGAACAGATGATAATGGAAATCCAATTGTATCTATTCCAGGAACCTTAAACGTTGGGAATGTTTCTGCCAACAGTTTAACCGTAATGGGACGAATTTGGGCTTTATCGTCTGGATCAAGCATGCAAGTTGTTACAGATATTCAAGAGAACTTTGACGGAAGCCTTAGGTGGACTTATGGTACCATTCATTATATTCCACCATCTTAATAATACCTATTTAGGAGGAACGCTTTATGGCAATTCAAATTAGACGAGGGAATCAAGCAGATTTGCAGGTTGGAAGCCTTTCACAAGGAGAACCATTTGTCTGCCTTGATACGAAAGTTGCGGGGATTAAGGGAAATGAATCCCCCATTTATCTAGCAACGGGCGATTCTGCGGGGAGAACACCCATTGAGAATATTGACGGCGCGGTCCCAGCAACCCGGACGATCGCGGGGCTGGCGCTCTCAGGCAACATCACACTCGCCCAGCTTATTGCGGCGGGGCTGGCGGCTGGGACGGACGGCAAAGCAAACACAGCCGCGCTTGCGGACAATGCGTCGCAGCTCGGCGGCCACAATGCCGCAGAGTACCCACTGATTTCAAGCGGGACGTGGACGCCTACCATTTTAGGATCAAGTGTAGCGGGGTCACCGACCTATAATAGCTCACTCAGAAGTGGGAGCTGGCTGAAGGATGGAAAAAGGGTATCATTGTTTGGAGTGATTAGCGTAACAGCTTTCAATGATGTTTCCGGCGATATATTGCTTGGGGGTCTTCCGTTTGCGCCCGCCGAAAGGTCCAGCGGCAGCGTCGGGTGGAATAGCGTACCCGAGGCAACCGGAAAGATTGCTTTGCAGCTTGTGCCATCCGAAGTGTCAGGGAATATCCATATCCTAAAAGGTAATAACGCTTATCTTACCACAAGTGATGTGACCTCTATTTTGGATGGGGTCTCTCTTTTGCTGGCGGCAATCTGCATCGACTATCTGACTAATTCATAAGGAGGATAACATGAACATTTATCCCAGTACACTATCAACAATCAGCGTAACTATCCATGCAGATGATAGCGATAGTGCGGTTTGGATGGGCGAACGTTTTTACACAAACAGCGCCCGGGGCCGTACTCAATTAGAGGCCGAGTGCTCCGCTGAGATCGTGCAGGCGGTCTATGCGGTATGGGGCGACGCGCCGACCGTGGAGGAGCCTGCACCCACGCCGCAGCCAGAGCAAGGGCCGTCTGAGACGGACATCCTAGGCCAGCAGGTCGCGGCCCTGACGCTGGCCGGCGCTGAAAAGGATGCTCTGATCTCTCAGCTCGGCGCGCAGATGGTACAGGCACAGCTTGACATTGCGGCCCTGAAAGGAGGCGCGGGGGCATGAGCTTTTGGCAGATGGCTTATCGTTACGGATGGGCAAGCAAGGATCAGCTTAAGCAGGCGGTCGGATACAGCCTGATCACCGCCGCCGAGTACCAGCAGATCACCGGGGAGGCATATGCGGAATGAGTTACACATTGGGCATCGATGTCTCGCATCACAACGGAGCAATTCGCTGGGATAAACTGAGAGCGACCGGAAAAGTCCAGTTTGCGGTTATTCGTATTTGTCACGGCCTGACGATGGATCGGCAGTTCGCGGCGAACCTCACGGCGGCGAAGGCAAATCACGTTCCCTATGCATTTTATTGGTACGGGGAGAATGCGACGAAAGCAGGGGCACAGACAGAGGCAAAATTTGCATTGTCGAAGGTTAAAGGCACAAACCCGCTTTTTGTGGCCTACGATGCGGAATGCGATTCTCTGGCAGCGCTTGGCAAGAACCAGACTACTGACGTTGCATGGACGGCTTGCGAAGCAATTCAGCGTGCAGGCTATAAGGCTTATATTTACACGAACGAAAATTGGCGGCGCAATGAAATTGATGTGCAATTTCTGAAAAATAAAGGCGTCGGGTTCTGGTACGCGCGGTACACTGGGCAAGCGCCGCCCACGGCGAGCTACGCAAGCCTGTGTGATATTTGGCAATATTCCTGCACGGGCAAATTAGCCGGCAATGGTTCGCAGTACATAGACCTTGACGCTCTGTACGACCCAAAACTGATTGCAAAGATCAACAGCACGTCCGCGGGCGCAAATCCTAGTTACTGTGACACTACAATGCCGTTTTTTAAGCATGTCGGAGAGTTCTATACGTTCAAAAGTGCCTCTCCCGTTACTTGCGGCACTGGCTCCGTGTTTCAGAAGGTATCTGAATCCCGTTCTGACGGCTACTATTTGACAAAATTCAAGGCCGTTGGCAGAGGCTCGGCGGGGTTCTACGTGAACGGTGTTCGCAAATGTGTGGGGACGGTCGTATGAGAAAGCCGACGACCCACAAGATCATTACCTACGGCGTTCTTATCCTTTGTGTTGCCGCCGCCGTCTACGTGTTTTGGAAGTGGGGAAAGGGTACCGTTATGGACGCCCCGCAGATGCTAACCCCCATTGCCACAATCGCCGTCGTGGATATTGCGCAGTATGCCGGTAAGTCAGGATATGACCACAAACACGGCATCTTCGATAATCCCATCACAACCGCCGCAATTTCTGGCATGAGCATGGGGGATGTGGGTTCGGCAATAACGCAGGTGGCGCAGGCCGTCCACGATCAGCGCGAGGCGGAGGCACAGGAAGCCCCGCCCGTCGCTCCGGTAGATGGGCAAGGACAAAACAGTAATATGGCCGGTTAATCCGGCAGAGAGGGTACATATGGGCATTGAAACAGTTCTCAACGAAATTCTAAAGGCCGTTCTCGCGGCGGCGATCCCGATTCTGGCAGGGTATCTCGTTACATTCATCCAGAACAAGAGCAAGCAGGCCGCAGCGGGAACCAACTCCGTTATCGTAAAAGACCTGATTTCAGGCGCGGAAAAGATCGTTACCGACGCCGTGACCGCGACCAATCAGACCTTCGTTGACAGCCTCAAGGAATCCGGCAAGTTTGACGAAGCGGCGGCAAAGGCGGCATTTGAGAAGTCAAAAGATGCCATTCTGAAAATCCTGCCGCAGACCACAAAGGACGCTCTTACCGTGCTTTACGGTGATGTTGACACATGGCTGACCGCTAAGATCGAATCTACCGTTAAGGCACAAAAGTCTGAAATTAAGTTTGAGGACGTTACTGGCGAGATTTTGAGCACGGCGAGTAACGATACCGCCAATGCTACGAAATAGCCGCCACAAAAGCCACAAACGCTGGAATTGGCATTTGCGCGGAGGTTATCTTATCATGAAATAAACCGAACGAATAAAGGCGGCGTTGCATTATGGAAGTTATGGAAGAAAAACACGTTACAGAAGATGTGTGCGCAGAGCGTCAAAAGAACGCCGCTGAACGATTTGCCAGAGACAAGGAAAGGCTTGACAAGGTAGAGGACCGGCAGGATAAGCAAGAGGAACGGACGCAGAAGATCGAAACCCTGACCGTCCAGACGGCGGAGATTTTGAAACGCCACGATGCGGCCCTTGAAAACCACGACAAGCGGATCGGGGCGCTGGAAGGGAAACCCGGGAAGCTGTGGGACACGCTGATAACAGAGGTCATTAAGCTGTTGGCCTCTGGCGCCGTAGGAGCGGTGATTGCCTACCTTACAATTAAGCCTTAAATGTGCAAGAGTGGACAATGAGTGGACATAGGCCATCAAAAAACCGCATGAATCCAAAGAAAATTGGTATATAGCACTTGACTTTTAATCAAGGTGTCCGGGGTTCGAATCCCCGATGGTTCACCAAAAAACGAACCGCATGAATGCTGGAAATCCAGTGTTCATGCGGCTTTTCTTTGCCTTCAATATATTTAGCAAGAGCAAAATCATATTAACTATTGCTAAAATATCTACACAATAAATGAGAAATCAATGGACATTGAGTGGACAACAATTATGCTTTTTTCTGCGCTGGCACGTCGGATTCTTTCGAAAGCGGAGCATTCATCTTCTGCCGAGCTTCTTCGATTGCACCAGAATGGAAATGCGTATATTTCATGGCCATTTCCGGGGTGGAATGTCCTAAGAGATATTGCAAGGTCTTAACGTCGATCCCGCTGGCAATACAATTGGTGGCGTATGTATGCCGGAGCTGATGCGAATTGAAATCGTGTTCCAAGACGACTGGCTGAACAGGGCCTTTCTTTTTACGCTTTACTGAAATTCGCTTGCTGACAGTTATGCCGTTAATTGCATCAATTAGCGTGTCCCATAGCCGCCTAAATTCACCGGCAGTTATGATGCCTTTTCTGCCTGGAAATACATAAATTGAACTTATAGAACCGTCCCGCTCATTCTGCTTTTTCCATGCCTCTAGCTCTTTTGCATATTTGTCAGGAATGGGAAGCGTTCTGTATCCGGATTGTGATTTTGGCTCTTTTACGTCGTTTTTTGCATAGGAAAATGCTTCTTCGACGGTTACAATTTTCTTTTTCAGATCGACGTTTTTCCATCTTAGTGCCGCCGCTTCCTCTTTGCGTAGGCCGCAATTTAACTGCATCAGCGCAAACATGCGGATCATTGGCAGCCTTTTTGCCCTTGCTTCATCCATCTTGTTTTCGGCATGGAGCGGGACAACGTTCCAGATCAATTCTTCCTCGTCCTTAGAAATAGCCTCACGTACATTAACACGGTCCTCTTTATTAGGCCGAATATCCTCCGCAAGATTGAACATGAGAGCGTGATTTTTGCGGGCAAGCTGACTGATCTGTCGCGCCGTTGAGATAACGGATTTGACCGTGCGCTTGGAATACTTCTTGCCCTTCTCATTTTCGCCGGTTTCCATTTGAGTGACGATGACAGACAAGTCCAGCGAAGTTAGCTGGCTGATCTTTTTCGGATACAGACACTTCAAATGGGTTAAGGCCGCATCATACATATCTTTAGTGGCCCTTTCCATTGGCGGATAAGCAAGGCTTTTCCATGTCTTGGCCCAATATCCGAATGTACTTTTATCATCAGTCACGACGATGCCCATGCCCTTATCTACACGGAGCCTAGCAATCTTGTTCTCCAATTCTGGTGTACTTTTGGCATAAACTGCTTTTACGATTGGTTTTCCGGTTTTGGGGTCATGTCCCAAAGTAATGCGCTTGCGATACATTCCGCTGGAATGTGTCGTTTTCTTTTTTCTGCCCGCCATAACACATTACCCCCGTTTCAGATAGCCTTCCGCCTCTGTTGCATATAGCTCGTCTATGTTTAATGAGCAAATGTCGTCGTAAAAGTGGTCATGCCGAATGTGATAAAGTTCATGCCTTAACGCCGCCTTTTGTCCATATATACTCAATATTGGATTGATGTAGATATTATAATCGCCATTATCGTCTAACACAGTTACTGCCGGTATAGTATAAGGCATTTGCTGATATCGCACAAAAACGTCGTCCATGCGGTTCCCTTCATTCATTTTCCTTTTTACTTTGCTTTTTCAGCGTTTCGACAATTGCAACAGCCTGTTCAATGTCCTTTTTTGTGGCACCTTTTAGCGTTTTGAACATCATTCGCATTTCACTGCGATTTTTCAATTCAATAAGATATTCATTCATTTCAGCATCGACGGCGGGGGTATCTATTCCAAGCAGATAATCGGCTGAAATGTTGAAATGCTCTGCTATTTTTGTGATAGTGCTCTGGTTTGAAAAGGGATTTCTATATCCGCTGATCCATTGGCTAACCATCCCGGGTGTGACATTAATGGCTTCCGCAAATTGCACTTTGGTTTCCCCTTTGCGATTAATCAATTCTTCCAGCAACTGCCCGGAACGATTATTGCTTTTCATCGGAATCTCCGCCCTTCAATCATAATTAAGCAAAAGATACAAAACAGACACGCACATTTGGTAAAAGTGCGAAATTTTACTGTTGCTAAATAAATCTATTGACATTTTAGCGAGAGCGCCATACAATGGTACCAAAGAAAGCGAAAGACAGAACGGCGATCGCCCTGAAAATGTTGAACATTTAAGGGCCTTACAAACTATTATCTTAACTAACAAAATACATAATAGTTTACTCTCGCTAAAATGTCAATAGCTTTTGCTAAAATATTACAAAATATTTGAAATAAGGCAAGGTGATGTGGACGCGGGATTATTATGCCCATAGATTTAGCGAAAGCAAAGATGCAGAAAAAATATTTAGCGAAAGCGAAAGGACGTTCAAAGGGCAATCCAAAATTTTGTGAATGGAGTTGTCTGTATGAACATCGAAGCAATTCTGCATTATCCAATTGGCGATTTCCAGCGTGAATCCAACCTACTCGAACAGATCAAGGACCTAATTACCGACGAAGCGGACCACTTGCTGTGTTGCGAGAGCGAGGACTGGGCGGTTCTCGCAGTCCTCATGAACAGTTATCGGTTGCTGAAAGAGGGCGTGGCTCATGAATAGCTTGATGCTGGCAGTTGTACTGCTCGGATTCGGCCCTGCGGTGGTCTATGAGCTTTCCCACAAAAGGGACGGCAGATGGGCGTTTCTGATCGGGGCGGCAGGGGCGGTGATTGCATGGCTGATAATGCTGTAATCCAGTTCCCGGTTCCAAAGATCGAGCGGTACAGCATCAATTACAATCCGGTGACGCACGAGGTCGAGATTCCGCTTGTGCCCGACGAACCGCTTGATGCCTGCATCATCTTGGGCGTGTTCATGGATCAACTACTGGAAGAAGGAACGCTGGACATGACCGACTTGGAAACAACGTTTGAGGGCGTGAAACTGGCTCAACAAACATGAAAGGAGATTTTATGGACAGTCAATTAGAAGTATTTAGAAATCAGGAGTTCGGGGAACTCCGCACTATCGTAATGGAAGGTGAGCCGTGGTTTGTGGCATCTGATGTATGCAGCGCCATGGAAATCGGGAATCCTTCGCAGGCGCTGGCACGACTGGATGCCGACGAGAGATTTACCACTCTCATTTCAAATGAGGGTGCCGCATCTGGAAAATCTCAGATGGCCTTTGTTTCCGAATCCGGTCTTTACTCTCTCGTCCTCGGTAGCCGCAAGCCGCAGGCACGCGCTTTCAAACGTTGGGTGACGCACGACGTTATCCCTTCCATCCGCAAGCACGGTCTCTATGCCACTCCCGAAACCGCCGAAAAGATTTTGGGCGATCCAGATTTTCTGATTCAGGCTCTTACCGAGTTGAAGCAGGAGCGGAAAAGGCGTATTGCCGCCGAGACTGAAAGCGTTCAGCAGAAGCAGATCATCGCGGAGCTTCAACCCAAAGCCTCCTACTACGACAAGGTTCTCAGTTCTCCCGATCCGATTCCGACAAGCCTTATTGCAAAGGACTACGGGAAAAGCGCGACGTGGCTGAACAGGACGCTTAATGCGTTCGGCGTTCAGTACAAGGTGGATGGCACATGGGTTCTCTATCAGAAGTATGCCGAACAGGGATACACCAAATCTAGCACTTATCCTTACGTTGACAAACTTGGCATGACGCACACCAGCATGTTCACCTATTGGAATCAGAAAGGCCGTCTCTTTATCTATGAACTTCTGAAAGAGCACGGAATCCTTCCGCTGATGGAGCAGGACAAGGACGGTAAGCACCATGACGTTTGAAGAACGGGCACAGGTTAGAGAGCGGGCGGCGGACCTTGAAAAGAAGTTCGGAAAAGGTTCTGTGAACGCCAGCGAGTTTGCGGAGTATTTAGGTCTGACCTATCAGACGGTTTGCAACAAGCTCCGCGCTCACAGGCTTCCGGGACAGAAGGACGGCGGTTCGTTTTTAATTCCAGTTTATTCAATCGCGTTGTGGGAGGCACGGACTTCACATACGGCAGATGAAAAGGAGGGCTTTTGAAATGCCTGAAATCACAGTTTACGACCGAAAGGGGAATCCGGTTGTATTGGAGGCTGTTGGAAAGGGCCTCTACGAAAAGCTTTCCCGTGACGAGGACGGGGGGGTCGTGCATACCGGAAACCTCGTCA